ATTGTTTTATGATATCTAAAACTTATTTAAATATAATTAACCATTAATACAAAATACAACCAATATGACATATAATAAAAAAATAGAATATTTAAACATCATAATGAGCAGACTGAAACAGGTTATGGAAGGCGATATTCATCCTTGGTACGAATATGTGGAAGGAAAATACGCGATAATGATGGAGAGTCCTAATTTTGAAAAGAATATTTACATCCCACATATACGTTTGAATCGGATGATTACAGATTCTGGTAGAAAACCGTTTGATAACTATATAGACGATATTCCTACACAAAGCGTAGGAATATCTGATCGTTCCTCCGATGCACTCCGGAACTCCCTTGAACAGACATACCCGTATATGTGCACAGACGGTCACATTGAAATATGTGTTTGCACCCCATTTTATGTTCCATTTACAGGGAGTATCGTAATTCGTATAGTGAAAAAGGGGATCGACGATCAAGATAAGATTATAAGAGTATATAGTCAATCCTGTTGGTTGTTTTATAATCGCATTTTCTTTGATAAGCGGAAGCTAATGAATGAACTCACTATTCTTGTGAAAGATATGATATACGAGATCGGTGTATGAACATACCCAATGTCGAACTATTTACCCTGTGAAGATTTATACATCAAAAGTATAATTGTTTAATATTTTTAGATTGTAATTATAAAAATATTAACGTAATATATGATGAATAGTTTATTTACGTATAGAGATGAAATAGAAGGCAAAGTTGGTATTGGTAGATTACCAAATGAAATGCAATCTATTTTAGAGGATGTGTCGAAAGAATATTACAATATAATTCCTGATAAAAATGCATCTACGTATCATACTTGGTATAAAGATACTCCCCCCAACATAAAGTCTAAAATAGAACAAATACAAAAAAATAATTTTTGGAATAAATTATGCGATGGTAGTGAAAAATGCCAAAAGATGAATGCGTATGAGATGGACGAATTATATTATTCTAATCCTAAAAATAATTTGGATAAAATAAATTTATATGGTAGCGCAACTAATTATGATATACATAAAGATTGTTTTTATAATTTTGACGGAATTAAATTTTATAGGATTATTATTGGATTAACAGATGGTAATGACAATATTATTACCTATTTCAATAAATTAGATATAGGACATAAAATAAATTCCGGTGATTTTATGGTTTTTGATTTTGATAAAACAACTCATCAAGTTATAAAGAATAATGAAAAATTAACTCCAAGAATATTATTAAAAATTCATTTTATAGTATGTGAAAACTGTAAATATTCAAAAGAGTACGTTGAAACAATAAAAAAATGCTATTTATATTACGAATACGTAACTCGATATATAACGAAAACCGGCACAGACCCCGAAACGTTTTATCAATTTTTTATGGGGTTAGGATGTCAATATTTTTATACCAAATATATTGAATATATAATATTATTTATAACGTTCTTGTTGGTTCTTATTTTAAAAGTTGCTTTCAAAATAAAATTAATATATAAAAACTTGTTAAAAATAACAATGCGTGTTCTTTTGTCATTGTTGTCTATTTATTTACTATTAGTAACGTTTTATTGGTTCATATATAAACTATTCGGTGTAAGATAAACACATAATACTAAACGGAAAAAGATAAAATGTGTTTGTAATTGCAGACAGTGGTGTTATATTATTTATATTCAGCATAGAATTCTCATTTGTTAAGTAATGAGACAGGTCCGGTAAAAAGTAGAAGAATAAAAATAATAAAAATATATGATTTGTATTGAATTTATATCTCTTTACGTAATTCACAATAACAAACAAAATAATAAAAATAATAAATACGATAATTAGGTTTTGAATTGTTAATAATAGTAACAATGAGTATAGAATTAATAACAAGTTACTATAATTGTTAAATAATAAAAATAAAAATGTCATAAAAATGAATCCACAAGCAATGTGAAAATATATATTATAAATGTTTTTATGATACTTTTCAAATTCAACAAATTCTTTTTTGATAATTTTATTCATATAATATAACAAATATTATTTTTTATAAAAAAAGCATTGACTACAAATAAATCGCTGATATAGTCAAAAGATGAACATTTAAAAACAATATAATAATTAAATAATAATAATTATATAATGGATCATAATAAATATTATATTGCTATAGCAAAAGAGAAATACGATTGCGCCTATCAAGAGATGTGTTATCTCGGTATATATAATTGTTTTTCTGTAGCATTAGAACAAGTGAAAAATAATAATAAAAAAACCTATGTTTGTGGAGTTAGAGAATTCGATTATTATATTTTTTTGTCCAATATAAACGATACAACTGTTACGAAGGAAGAAGATTGCATTTATTCTCTGACTTCCGCAATGTATAAACCATATGAAGAATATGTAAAAGAAGAATACAAACATTATATTAGTTCTCCATCGGTGTAATTAAATACTTTTGAATTTGGAACGAATGCTATATATAAATAGAGAACCAGAAATGATACAAGTTAATCCATTGATCATAATCAATTTATTTGATATTTTTTTATTTTCTAAAAATGGCCTATTTATATTTTCTAATGATGTAGAAAATATATAAACCGAACCAAATAAGCAGGCTGATAAGATAATAGAATTATTCATAATGCTCATTTTAATTGAAATAATAAATGAATATTTCAATCAATTTTTCTCAAAATATTTTATCTGGTATTTATTAGTCTTTATACAATAAAATATAAAGATTGTTTCACTGTATAATACAATGGAGAAAAGCGAAGAAAAGGAAGACAGATTGGAACCAGAACCACTATCAAACGATGACCGACGATGGCGTAACAATACAGAATATCAAATTTTAAACTATATCATCAACTATATAGAAAATTGCGATTTATTGATGCTGTCTTATGCGAACCACGAACTATACAGTTATTCGCCAAGGTTGGAGATTAGTGCTATTATACAAATAATACGTACTAAGTGCGAGTGTATTCTGAACAATAAATCAGTATCATTGGCAAATGGAATATTTTCGAATCATATTCTGATGAGTAAAATATATTCGATTGATTTACAAGATAGATGCATCAATACGAATATCGATTATAGCAGTAAAGAGATCCAAGAATTTATCAAATTTATCGATTATGACAAAGAAAACAAATCCAATTTTGATTTCGAGCGGTTTCGTTTATTAAATCGTCAAATGATTGATCGCAACGAATATGAAAGAAATAAAAGCATTACATTGTCCAAAATAAATAGAGAAAAAAAACAAGAACAGGAAAAAATCGAAAAAGAAACCGGAAATAAACTTAGTGAAACATATGGAAAAAAACCTACTTGTCGTATATCATAAGTTTTACACAGATAAATCATCTAGGGTGTCAAACCATTTAAATATTTTACGCACAATCATCATAGATGGGAATTTGTGGTTATCGTTCAAAATCCAAGGAATCGTTAATAATCGTCAACAAGATGATTCGAAGTGGCCGCGCTGATATCATCAGCGTTCCCCACAATGGTCCGATACAAGAAGCGAAATTGAATGATTTGTTCGCAATGCATTGTAAGAAGGTATACGAAACTGAAATAAAGGCGCAGTTAAATATGAATATGGGGTTATACGTCGAGTTTGATTGTATGTTACCGCCGTGTGGTGAAACGTGGTCGAACGGAAAAAATGTCACTAATAGATTCAATACAGGTAATTTCATAAGTAGCGCATTTATAAGACACCCTAACAATCGTAACGAATACATTCCATTGAAACCCGTATTCGAGATTATGCAGGCCATATTGAAAACGATGTGGTTAAAATACACGGTTTCATTCGAACGTCTCGAATATAACACGCGATATTGGGAGGAATCCAATGCGGTTCTCCAAATCCATATTTTACAACAGTGAAAAAATATATCTATTCACAAGATATATTTTTGCAATTTTCTTAATATTATTACACAAAATCTTAAACAACTACTGCATCATTCATAGCGATCGTACGCAAATCCTCTAGACCCATATCAGCCATTTCGAGCGCCTCGGTATCCGACTCATCAATGATCGTATCAAATTTCTTGTTGATCTCGTACACCTTGGCGTCGGTCATATCCTTGCTGTAACGTCCCAAGAGCATCGACAACATATCTTGCATATTGAAACCGCTGGCCTCGAGACGGCGAGTCAGCTCTTCCACATCGCATTCGGCTTCTTCTTCCTCACCACCTTCTTCGTCACTGTCCTCGGTACCAATCGTCTCATCATCGTCTTCCTCTTCCTCCTCTTTGGGAAGATCAACGAGATCCGCGCGGCAACACGGGCAAGCAAAGTTGTCGTGCATCATCGAGGTCATTAGGCACTTCAGGCAAAAGGTATGCCCGCATTCGGTAGTGCAATTGTTTTTGGTTTTGTCGATTGATTCGTAGCAGATGCAGCACTCTGATCCTTCTACGCCCCCTTCCCCATCCTCTTCCTTATCAAAGAGAGAATCGAGCCCGCCTTCGACCACCAACGAATCCTGTTCTTCTCTGTAAAGAGCTTCGATAAAGGATTCGAAGGTATCTTCGACAGCCGTAGGAGAACTTTCCTCCACTTTATCACTATAAGGGAACCCATTAGGGTCACTGTAAGTGCACCCATCAGGGTCACTGTAGAGGCATCCATCAGGTTCCATATGAGCCAATTGGTTCGGTTGATAGTGAGGGAAGCACCCGGAACAGCAGTTGACGATCGTAGTACTGGACATTTTGAATATAAGATTGTTATATTATTGATTGATATTGTTAGAGAACTTACAGAAATAAGAATCAATTTTTTATGCTTAAATGATATGTTTTAAGCATAAAAAAATTGATTTAAAATATCACGTTTTACAATATGGACAATATTCCTCTTCCACTAGCACTACACTTCGGAATATCTGAGAATCCCTCAGCTCCATTCCTTTCGCTTCGGAATCCTCTTGATCAAATTAAAATGAATCTCCCCATTGAACTAATGAATCATATATTGTCGTATAGACCGTGTCATCCTATTGCAGTTTTAATGAAACAAAAAATAAAAATATATTATGAAAAAGACATTGATTATTATGAACAATTTGATAAACAATTTATTTATAAAACATTCTTAGTTCACGAAGTAAAGAGTTTTCGAATCTTTGTTCATAAAGTAAAGAGTTTTCAAGAATGGTATTTTCCTTCTATTACAAATAAATTGCATTCTGCGTAATTCTTACATCATTATATGTTTTTTTGTTTTCTAAATTAAAAATGATAAGCCGTGTGTGCAAGACCTTGGGAAAACGCAATATAGTTCACCATTTTCCCCACAATTTTCTCTCCTTTCGCCAACGACCGAAATTGTTCGATCACATCCTCACCATTTTCCAAATGCAGTTCGTAATCATTGACATACCTCAATACCTCGGTCTCTTTGTAGGTATCCTTGTAAAACGTATGCATATTCCATATTTTCAATTTGTAATATTTCTCGTTCTCGGCCGGATCGCATTCACACGGCTTTGTCTCAATGACAATTCGCGGAGATTTGAAACATAGATGTTTGATGATCTCTGTATCGTATCTGAGAACCTGTTTTCCTTTGCGAAATTCGTCTTCATCAATGTCGTAAAATTCAGCAATTTCTTCCGAAAGCACGCGTTTGGTTTCTCTTTCTTCTTCGTAATAATAGGTCGAAGGGTCAGATTTTTCTGAGAAATCGTTTTCGTAGCAAAAATCGAAGTGCGTTCTCATACACCGTGATTTTGAAAGTGGTAACATCTCTTGGGGATCATACATCAATTGCTCCAACAGATTCTGACCAGGTAACAATTTATGAATCGTTCCTACGCGATTGCATCCCAACAATAGGCCTACTTTACGAAGATTGTGAGGAATCGTTTCTAGCCGTATCGATACAACATCGTGACCCTTCGGAAGTTCATTTGTCAATTCTACCCTAGTTGTTGTATATTTTTCATAAGGATAGTTGATCGGTTTCGTATTACGTATATCCGGTTCAATGGTTACGATCATATCTCCTAATACATATCCCGAGTTCTTTATATTTATTCGTTAATCTCTATTCTGAGTTACTTTTGGTGGGTTTTCAACCCACTACATAAGTAGCTAAGAATACGTGGTACCTCTCCTGGTTAGGGTGCCCCAGGGCACCCAATCCCAGAATGGAGGTTAAAATGTCTTGCATCGATTTCTTCTACGGATGTATCGCCGATTCTGTGCACCACCGGACAAATCACGGCTCTCTGTCACAATATACGTTGTCGTATCTATTTCAGGAAAAAAGGCGTCACATTCCACTTGGCAATCAATTTCATTCACGATCAATTCGTGGCAATCTGTATGATCAATGGCCTCACCATAGAGCATTGCTCCCCCAATCACGAAAATGTTCTCTATAGTTTTCAATTTATAGAGATATTTCAAGGCACTGTCTAGCGAATTGAAAAACAGTACGTTGGGGTCGAAATGAGAATGGACGAAATCCATCGATTTATTGGATTTTAACGGTTGGCAGGTATGTCCTGTAAACAGGGGAACAGCTGTGGCCGGACTGCGCGATGTAATACAGATGTTCAGACGATTCGGCAATGGTCTGAAATTCAGACTTTCAAACGTTTTGCGACCCATAATGACCGCATTGATCTTGGTTTCGTCGATCCGTTGGGTCGTTACGTTCCTGAAATATTTCATATCTGTTTTGTTACGCCACGGAAGTTGGCCGTTGATACCGATTCCGCCATTCGGCGATGTTGCTGCAATAATGGTGAAATGATTCGGCATAAATTATATAATATAGAATGAACCGTTTATATTATATTAGATACAAAATTGAATATAGTAATTATATTGTAAATAAATAGTATATTCGTATAATAGATGTCGGGACAGATCGATACTTTCAATTTCACCCAAGCCGAACTCAATGAAATAGCGGAGATTTATTCCATAAATTTTATGCTGTATCATTACAAACTTACCGCTGATTTTTGTGTTAAATACATATTGAGCACCGACGACTATGCAGCGTCAGTAGAAGATAGTTATTTCGATGTATATGACGTATTACGGTATCAAACGCATCTAACAATGAAAGATATTGTCGACGCGTATAAAAAAATAGAGGGGTAAATATTCCTCCGCTCTGCTTCGAAATATCTGATCGTTCCTCCGCTCTCCCTTGATAAGTAACAAATCTATAATTATTCGTAATGATCCTCATCGTCATCATCATCATCGTGTTCCGTAAATCCACCAAACTCTTCTAGAGTTAGTTGTCGGCTCTGACCAAACTCCTCGCCCGAAATATGTAGTTTGGGTAAATCACCGCCCCTCTGCCGCAACTCTTTTTTCTCGACCAATTTTCCAATCACGCAAATGTAAGGATCATTGAGCTCAAATCTGACCCCGACCACCCGGACAACAATCTTATCGTTCTCCTTCGTGTCGGCAAACGTACGATCCGTAAAGTGATGATCCCGCGCGACAAAGGCCGTTATAGGTACTGTGCCAGTGGTATCGGTAACTTCGGCGTGAACACCCGCTTTGGTAACCGTCTTGACATCGCACTCGATCAACATCCCTTCGACCGGGCTACATATCATACATTCAAACACGGTATTAAATTCGACATTCGGTCCATTCACATTCCCGCTTGAATATCGTATGACTTTGATCGAACCCGGGCGAATAAACCCTTCAGCAATACATTTTCCTTCGTTCCGTTTCGAAATGATCTTTTCTAAATTATCCTTTATGCTCTTTCCGACTTCGGCAATTGGGAGAATCACTTTCATCGTCAACATTGATTGGATGTATACGCCATAGATTTTACGCTCAGGCTTCTTTTGCATCAATCTAGTTCTCGACGGTTGCATAATGTTATACTGTTATACTATTATAATGATATAGAATAATGTTTATATCATTGTATTTTTCAATTTTTTGATCGTTCGCGTTTCGTACGTCTTTTACTGGAGTTTCGTCTTCCTCCTCTTCGTTTTGTTGTTTCTGCCTGTTTAATACCATATTTACTTTTAAGTTCTTCCAATAATAATTTTTTTCGTAAACGTTCTTCCTGATTACCTGTTTCAACATTACCTACTGAAAGAATGTTTCTTGGGATGTTATTTCGTTGTTTTCTCTTTGCTTCGATATTTTTTTGAGTTGCTATTCTTCTTAAATTTTCATCAACTTTTTGCTGTGTTAATAATTGTTGAGCTTTTATATAATCATCGGCGGCATTATCGTCGCTATATTCTTCCTCTTCTTCACCAGCATCAACAACGTCAGTAGTAGCATCTTTTGACCGGCTAATATTAGACAATAAATCTTTAATAAAACTAAGTCTTTGTCCAACCTCTTTACCTCCCGAACTTTTTTTGATTTTTTTGATAGTTTTTCTTTTTTTGATAGTTTTTCGTTTTTTGTATGTTTTTTGTACCCTTTTCATATATAATATAATCATACATTACTTGACCAATTTCGATAATACCGATCGCTCTAAATCCAAAAACCACACTTTGTCATCACGCCCCATCTTGTTATAATAACGCATCAACATTTCCATAATAATACACATCCCTGGTTTCACTATCAGGTTTTTGCCAGATTCCGTATCCTCCGTGTTCTCTTCCGTATATTGGAAATCGGTCTCGACAATCATATTGATCTTCTTCATTACATCCTTCTTTCCTTCTCCCCCACATCGAGAACCCTTCTTCAATTTACTCTGTAAATCCAGCGTTTTGAAGACGACATCATTGTTTCGAAACACTTGCATAAATCCAACAAGACGGCTCATTTTCGACGGAGGGACAAACGACGTAGGAATCGCGGCTTTCAACGCCGAAATCCGGTCGGTCGGTTGGGCCGCGGTCCAATCTCCTTTGTCACTCTGTATATAAATTTTCAATCGATCTTCACTGCTTTCTACCAAACGATCTACTGCCAAGATGATGGTCCGGAATCCGCGCACTGTCACTATTTTGGGGTCGAAATACGCTTTCATTTCCTCTTGGAAAGGCATCTTGACTTGCCCACTGAGAGAACCTTCCGAATACAAATTCTGGATAAGAACCAGGCGTTCTTCAAAGGTCAATACATCTAAAAAGTGATGAATGACGAACAAATGTATGTCCGATTCTTCGATCGCGTGATTCTCCATAATGACGTCGAATACGTATCCCGTATTCTTGTACCAATCCGGTTCCCCCGACGCCATTTTTGCACCCTCTCGCTTCTTGGTTCTCCATTCCTGTACTAAATCGACCGCGGATCCTAGCCGCTTCACAATATTATCATAGTCGATTTGCACTTCTTCCTCGGTTTCAGTTTTCTCCTCTTCGTCCTCCAAGAGCAACGGTGCTTTCTCCTTGGGTAATTCAATTTCCACATATTCCCGTTTGTGTTGGATCGGGAGAACTCGCTCGTACAAAGAGATCCCTTCGTCGCTGATTTCCACCGGTTGGAACACGTACAAATCATCGCGATTGATCAGGTATCCGGTCCGTCCCCAATGGTCAAACACATATTCGGATTTGTTATCCACGAACCGGGACAATGCGTAGTCAATGTGGCTCGTCGGATATTTCTTCAAAATATTGATCGATGTGATCAGGTCGTCACGACGATACGAAGTACGTTCTCGGAATAGGTCGCGAATCCGCTTGACGATCCCGCTGTAATTCATTTTCAAAAAGTCGTCATTGTAGGTTTCCTGGATAATATCGGTCTCAGCAATGGGTTCCGAGGCAGGGCTGCACGTAAAAGCGCAATTGTCCATATAATCGCAGATTTGACTGAAAGGTTTGTCGCCGATGGAGAACGCGACCTCTTCGCCGCCCTTGCTCGACAACTGAATCTTGATGTCCTTATTCTGCGCCATTTCCGCCAATTTTTCCACGGTCAGGTTGGTCTGGCCGATGTTCAATAAGCAATCCACCGCAACCTCTTTCAAGAGCCGGGTCACTTTGCCAATCAGGATGGCCTTCTTCTCGGCAAAGCGGTAGACGTAGAGATCGGCGGGTTCTTCCTGGTTACGCGGGATCGTGGCGTGTAAATAAATCTCGACATTGCGATGTTCGAATTCGAGACCGCAATGACTCAAATTGCGCACCCCGCGACCAATGATCTGCTCGATACGGCTCATATTGTACCAGGGTTCCAAGATATGGATTTGACGAATGTATTTGAAGTCGAGCCCTTCTGACCCCGCTTTCGAGATAATAATCACCTTGACTTTTTCCCCGTTCTTGTTGTTTGGATTGGTAGCTATTTTGATGTCCGCAAGATTGTCCGGTGAAAACGCCTTGTTACCCGTAATCATCATATATTTGGCCTGTTGGAAACCAGACGATTGGGAACGCGGTTTCATCGTAATCGCATCAATCGGTTCGACAGGGGGCTCCTTGAAGAGGGATTTTGCGTGACTCGCCACACTGAAACGGCCGAACCCCATTTCTTCGAGGGCGAGGGCAATGGGCACCACTCCTCCCTCGATGTATTGGGTATATATCAATACGATTCCGGTCGAATTACGGACGGATTCGCATATTTGGGCGATTTTGCTGCTATATTTACCGATATTATCGGGGTGAAACATTTTCGCTTCTTTGTAGGCGGGGTTGTATTCAAAATCGTAAATGTTGGGTATGGCGCCCTTGTCTTCCTTGCGCGTCATTATGTTGTAAAGCCCGCGTTTGCCCACGATATTTTTGATAATTTCCTCGTTCTTTTCTTCGGGATAAGGTTCCAATGTACTCGGACTCGATTCCTTTTCCTGTTCGGGAGAACTCTCGGGGTTAATTTCCGGTAATTTATCTATTTCTGTATTAGGAAAAACAATATTAAGAGCCTCCAATGGCTGCATCAATACAGTGTATCCAAACGATTCCATATTTTCAAAAGAGGGTAGTTCGCGAACATCGCCGAATTTGTTGGTCGTACTAAACGATTTGTTCCGCAAATGTTTCATAATAAAATCGTACCCTTTGGCCTGGTATTCCCCGATCTGGCTCACGAATGCCGGGGTATTGCTCAGGGGTTCTTCGATGGTTCTTCCGTTCAACTGTTGAGAGGGGTATTTCTCAATCGTTTTCACAAAATGTTCGGGGGAAAAGGTATCGGGATAAATACGCAGGGGAAAGGTATATGGGTTCTCTCCCCGCACAAAGGATACGTAACCGGTCAATTTACGCTGTAAGAGTTCTCTACCACCCTCAATCTTCTTACCATCTTTTGACACTCTCTCGGGTAAAAATCCGCCCTCTTTGTCGAATACATCGTCCTCCCGTATGGTCGCCCGTTTGTCGACCGTGTTCATTAAATTGGTCAGCCATATGATTTCCTTGTAATTGTTGTACATTGGCGTAGCCGACAACAACAACAATCGCATATTGTTGGCGTATCTCGCGACATCCGTCAACAAGCTCGCGGTTTTGGCGTCCTCACGATTGTCGTCGGAAATGCGGATGTTGTGTGCCTCGTCAATGATGATCAAACGATTGTCGAAATATTTGTGGATTTTCTTGATGCGCAACTGTTTTTGTTGATCCAGAGAGAACCTGGCGGCCTCTGGAATCTGGGTATGGCGTTTGATATAATTCGCGAGTTCGGTATATCCCATAAATGTATAATTCTTTTTAATAATCGTATTGACTTCGCTCAGAATGCGATCCTTAGGAATCCCGGTCAGATTGGTAGGATTGATCTCCTTTAACAAAGAATTGCCGATGCACGTATTGGATGTCCACAGACCATTGACCATTTTCAGTTTGCGTTCGTCGAACAATTGGAGCCGATAGTTTTCTTGGACGTTGGGCGATGCGATGATGAGGATTGGTTGGTTCAGTCCGATCTGCTTCATATATGCTCTCATTTCTTCGGCAATTCCGATACTACTACACGTTTTACCTGTACCTAATCCCATAAACAATAACAAACTATTGTAGGGTGTTTGCATTGACATAAAGTTCTTGACAAAAAGTTGGTGAGGCATTAATTCAAAGTCGGCATCGCACAATTTGTTGGCCTGTTCTTTGATGTCGTAAATCGTTCCGTCGTACTGGGTGTCATTGAATTCCTTACGTTTGGCGATTTTTATATTGAAATTAGGATCGTTCAATTCAGGGTACAGGAATCCGAGGGATTCGGCATCCTGCAGGTCTCGCAGGTTCTCATTCTCTATCTTTTCTTTGTTAAATAAAAAGGTATTGTATTCTTTGGATTCAATGTTGCTGGGTGCGATATCCAATTGACTTTGTAGTTTTTCCTCTTGTTCTGTGACTTTCAAGGGTTCGGGGAGAACCTGGACTCCTTCTCCTTCTCCTTCTATTGACTTTTGTGGTTCTTCTTCTTCCGTAGGAATGTCTATTTTCGTCTCCTCGTCCAACGCTGGTTCTCTAATAGGTTCTCTAATCACTAATTTTCTTTTCGATTTTTGTAGAGGAACAATACTAGATGGACTTGGCCGTTCCACAATTTCGGTAGGGGAAAAAGCTGACAATAAATTTTGAACGGTAGACGGTTCCGGGACCGGAAAAGGAGAAGGGGCAGGCTCCGTCACAGTACGTTTCTTCTCGTTTTCCAAACAAATAATTAAATGAACTAGGTTCTCTTTGGTCTTAACGCCAGGAGTATTTCCGAGAACCGACGGATCATTGATCAGTTCGGAGTGTATTTGCCGTAATTTCGGACCAGTGAGCGCCATAAGTTCCCCTTTTCGGACCATATCAATGTCCGTCGGTTGATAGTTCTTGTTACACTCCGTACCCTGAACAATAGGCCCTATTACCTGTTTCGTAGGAAGGGGCTCGGAAACTCGTTTGGACAAATCCGTCGGACGGATGCTTAAAATGGCGCTTTTTATCGATTGCACAATCGAACCCGGACCGGGAAGCCGCGTTTCCTCCTCGCAAACCCCGGTTTTCGGGTTTTTACGTGTACCTTTTTTGCATTTTTTTCTTTTATCTTTCTTCGTTTGACCAGAGGAGCTACGCTCTGGAGAGCGCTTTTTGCTCGGAAGAGTTAGGTTCGACGACATATAATGTAACAAATCTTATTTACATTATACATATAAATTCTAATAGTAAAGAGAACCCTATTTTCCTAATATGAGAGGAAAGAGTGTTAACGTACTATGTATATTTGTGATCAGCCGTCTTTTCTCTAAATTGTAGCTACGTATAGAATGCATACAGTCTTCGTAGGATTTCCATTCCATTTTACTGACTTCCGTAGGATCAAAAGTATTCGTATCCAACGACTGTTGATAATCCATATATGTCAAATAATACTTATGCTTGTACGACTTGTAGTTCGATCCTGTAAATATTTCTTCAAATGGCATCAAATTCTGAATACTCTTCAAATGGTGATAATTGTAGCCGGTCTCTTCCGAGAACTCACGCAAAGCACATTCAAAATCCTTCTCCTGGTAATTACGACGGCCTTTGGGAAACCCCCATTCGGCTTCTTCCCAACGACTGTATTGATTGCTCTCGTCAATCAATGACGACAATGAATATCTGGTCTTCGATCCTTTACATAAATCCTCCCCTTCGTTTCTGCCACCTCCCTTGCTAGCATTGGACTTCGGAATATCTGAGAATTCCTCCTCTGCGAGCACACCATTCTTTTCGCTTCGAAATCCTCTTGAAACCCCGTTTTGCAACAATTGAAATTTGTCTCTTGAGATGGTTTCCTCTGATCTATATTGATTAGAAATCGATTCATTTCCCCAAACCCGTTTCCAAGCAGTAGCGAAATCTTGGGTGCGGAGAACCTCCTTTTCATTCTGGGTCATCTGTTTTAACATATTCATTATGTATTCTTTGTTGTAAATAGAATACTTACCTCGCATAAAATCAATATAACCTAAAGTATCTTTTCGCCGTATCATTAAATATTCGATCTTCCTATTACCAAAATCTTCAGATTTCGTTGTTGGCCCTTTTAGGACCTGACCATTCGGAACTCCAACAATACGAAAAACGATGATGCCAATACTAGTAATCGGCATTTTGCAATGATGGTAATAGTGCCCCAATTTTCCACAATTGTTACAATAGTTTTCAGACATTTTAAATTATTTACAAGGCTACACAGAGAACATCAATTATCTTTATACCCTTGAACAAATAAACCAACGAAAACGGTAATTGTTCATCGGTGTATATATTTATAGGTACGAACAATATAGTATGCAATTCAGTCCCGAGGTATGGGGACCACATTATTGGTTTTTCTTACATACTGTGGCCGAGTCGTATCCGACGCACCCCAACGCAGTAACAAAACGCAAATATTACGATCTGATTCAAAATATGCCCCTTTTTATACCTGATGCCGAAATTGGAGGGAAATTTAGTCGAATGTTGGACAAGTACCCCGTAACACCCTATTTAGACAATCGCGATTCGTTCGTACGGTGGACTCATTTTATGCACAACAAAATGAATATGAAATTAGGGAAACCCGAAATGTCGCTACCACTCGCCTTAGAGAAATATAGGGACGAGTACGCACCCAAACCCTTTATTTTTAGCGAGCGAATCAATATGCGTAAACACTATATCCACGCCGCCCTAATATTGTTGTTTTTGTTCTTATGTTATTACTATTGGAAGTAGGGAAACCTACGACCCCTTCCCTTTACATCTTAAACTCATTTATCGCCTTAATAACGACTATGCCGTTCAGAGAGTGGGCGATATAAATGAGAAAATGAAGTAGAAGAAAGCTAAATAAGGTTTTTTTGTAAAAATATAACATAAATATAAGTAGGATTGATGCGTATCGAACTAATCATATTAATAGTCGCAGGATTATTGATTGCCAATGTCTATACCGAAGGCAAATATTTAAAACTAGCATTTACGTGGAAAAAGTACTATAAAATGGCCGGAATCGCATTTGGTGCATTGATGCTCTACGTTCTCTTTAAGAAGAATCCATTCCGAGCCCAACAGATGATCGCCACGACCAACGAATACATAAAATATCTGCCGTTGGACCGTGGTACCAGCAATATGATTTCCCCCATCTTAGACTTTACGTCAAAACAGAATTTCGGAAGTAACGAATACAATTTCCCAGTCGTACCAATGCCTCAGACCATAGGCGAAAGCCGGATAATGAGATCAGGTCAACAAGCATTGACACCAGAAGCAGGTAAAAAGGCGACGAAACGGTCAGTGAGCGAGACCAAGAAGAAATACGTGGCGTCCAATCAAAACTGGAAATGTGGGGAATGTCAGAAACAATTGAACGCGTGGTTTGAAGTAGATCATAAAATTCGACTAGAGTATGGAGGGAGCAACCATATCGACAATTTAGTGGCATTGTGTCGCGAATGTCACGGAAAGAAAACTACGATAGAGAATTTATAATATAAGCAGGATTTCATATTTATCGTAGGGAAATATATAGGCAAAATATAAAGCGATGTCAACCGAAAACGAAACATCAAATGCCCTTATAAACGAAGGGTTAGAGAACATTTTGAAAATATTCCCATACGCAAAATCGGCTCAAAATCTATTAAACAATATTATGACTATAATACCCGACATTATGGGTAAAAAAGATGACATAAGTATTGAGTATATTTATAATGGGATTGGAATAGTTCTCTTAGTAGTAAGCATTGTCATCATCGACCAGGTCAAACACAACACTATGTTGGTTCCTGAAACTCCCGAAGGCACCATTTTCATAGTCTTCCTTATTTTCTTATTAATCAATGTTATTTACACTTGTTATTTGTATATTAGTGATGTTCATCTGAAAACAAGACAGGATATGTCGTTATTACCTTATACTATAAAAACAATAATACATACCATACCACTCTACATCATTGTATTCGTGTTTTCCCTTGTTGTATTCATATTATACAATATTTTAGGATGGATAACCAAATTTTTTTACGGGATTTTAGAAATAATATCTTATATCACAAACGTGATATCTAAGATACTCGGTGACAAGGACGAATCCAAGGTATTGTATAAATACGGCAGTCTTTACGCAGTTATATTCGGGATCATTATCATACTTTACTACGCAGCATTAGACCCGAAGGCGTTATCTGGGAAAACGTTTACCTACACAATGTCAATTATTATCCCCCTCATCATAATATTTTCATTGATAAACCCATTCTCCAACAAACAAGGATCCGGAATGTCGATATTAATTATCGGAGTGATAGTGACCTTTTTCACGGCCATATTTTATTTTTATTCGAAGGCGAATGCAGCAACTTTTGAATTAATGAATTATTTCGTTATGGTACTCATCATATTATTGTCAATCGTCGGATTATCCATATTTTTTTACATTATGGGTAACTATTTGAAATCATTATCTGGATGGACAGGATTTATGGTATATTTATTTTTCTATATTCCTTGTTTATTCATCGATTTTGTAAAGTACATTTTGAACGAATTTAAAATGACCGCGGATCCTATTTTTATCATATTAATCGTGGAAATCATATTGATCGTATTGTATGTATATTTGCCGTGGATACTTAAGAAGTTAAATACGTCGAAAAGTAGCGATCTATTACCCGGGAGCGCCTTCTTAGATATAAAGCAGACCATAGGAAACAGCGAAATGAACAAAATGCCCAAATATTTACAAGGTATAAACAATTCAGATAGCGATTTGGTCTACAATCAAAATTACGCATACTCGATGTGGATATTCTTGAATCCTCAAGGTTCTGAGTACAGTGGGTACAAGGGGGAGACCCAGATCTTCAATTACGGGGAAGGAAAACCCAAGGTTTCTCATATAGTTGATTCGACAACCGGTGAAAGCAAGTATCGAGTTTACTTTACGAATTCGGTAATACAAAAGGCATATTACGAGTTCTCTATGCCTGCCCAAAAATGGAACAATTTAGTAATGAACTTTACGTCGACGCAGGCCGATCTGTTCGTCAATGGCCAACTAGAAAAGACGTATTTGTTCGAAGGCAATCCACCGAATTATAGTCCTACCGATTACGTTACCATCGGTCAAGACAAGGGATTAGACGGTGCCATATGCAATGTCGTATATTATCCCAAGAACATATCGTTGATAGAGATCGCTAACAATTATAATTTATTGGTGCTGCGAAACCCCCCTACTTATAAGTAACTTTCCTCCGCTCCGCTTCTCTCCTTTATTATGTCTCCCTAACATTTACACCGTTGTCAAGGAATATACAAATAATATGATATAATATAATATAATATTATTACAATGAACGCGGTAGCTATTATTTTAGGAATTGTTATTATTATTTTAGTTTATGTATTGTACAAATATTTTACTAGCACAGCTACCACACTACAATCGTCAATGGTGGATTTAAAAATATCTCAACCGGTCATTAACAAAATAAGCAATCCGACCAATACGCAGTACGCGTATGGATTATGGGTATACGTTAATAATTGGGACGCCAACGAGAACAAGGTATTTTTTAGTCACAAAGACATATTGAATGTGTATTTATTGAGAGACCGACCTTCGCTCTGTGTAGATGTAACTATGAGTGATTTGTCGATCAATTCCACGATCATCACCCCCAATTTCCCTTTACAAAAATGGGTCTATATCATTGTTAGTCTGGATAATCAATTCTTAGATGTTTATTTAGACGGAAAATTAGTAAAGTCCGCCAGATTAACTAATACATCCGGCGCCACGTTTCCGAAAGTTCCTGGCAACGATCCTCAAGTATTTTTAGGAAACTCGAATGCAACAAATAGATTGTATAATGGAGTCAGTGGACCGGTAGCTACCCCCCCTGGTACAAGCACTCAAGTAACTAGCTTTACCCCATTCAAAGCGTTTGCTACCTACTTTTATAGATGGAACACCGCAATGGACCCAGGAACCGCGTGGCGTTATTATATGAAAGGCAATGGCCAAAACACATTGCTCGGAAATATGAGCGCTTATGGTGTAAATATGCAGGTTACCCAAAATAACGTGGTCGCATCTACCTATGCATTATTATAAACATAAGAATACCCGAATAATATTATAAAGTTCTCCCATTATATTAATTATAAATGAATCTCCCACCCGCCGGACAGAACAGTCAACCTACCCAATTACCAAATTTTGTCAAAAATGCTACGGAATCTTTAGGTAATGCGGTCTCGGACGTCGGAAAATCGTACAACGAGGCAAAAGCGAGTGTGAATAGTTCGCTAACCGGGTTCTCCCAACAAGCTTCGGCTGGAGTGGGTGCCTCCCAACAATTTCTAAACTCCAACACGATCATAGCCAAATTCGCTTTCGTCATATTAATCATTCTATTGTTCCTATTCCTTTTTGGTTTAGGAATAAACATCATCCAATATTTTATCAATCCCTCGCGCAATCCCTATTTGATTAAAGGGATGATTAGTGGTGCCGACGCTCAAAATATCCCGCAAGATCCAACCCAAAAAAAGGCAATCACGTTGCAACGATCTAACAACCAGAAAACTGGACTAGAATTCACTTGGTCGGTATGGCTTTATATTACCGATTTGACCAATAGTGCGACGACCGCTGCGCCAACCAAATATCAACACGTATTTAGCAAAGGCGAATCCCCATTTGGCACAGACGGTATTGCGAAAGTAAACAATGCCCCCGGGCTCTATATTAGTCCTGGTAACAATGCGCTACATATTGTTATGAACACAACCGGTCCGACAGCGTCATCTGATGCAATCGTAGATATCTCCAATGTACCTTTAAAGAAATGGGTCCACGTAGCAATACGTATGGAGAACACGATGATGGATGTCTATATCAATGGCGTAATTGCCGAAAGAACTGTTCTTCCATACGTTCCTAAGCAAAATTACAACAACGTATTGGTATGCCAAAATGGTGGATTTAGCGGAAATTTATCGAACCTTCGTTATTACGACAAGGCCCTAAGCGTTATCCAGATAACGAACATTGTTTATTGGGGTCCAAACACCAGCGCGTCTAGTAGCACGGCAAGTACCAAGGGAGGATACGATTATTTATCGTCTACTTGGTACACCGGCCTAAGTTTATAAGAGTAGAGGAATAATAACGAATATTTAGTTATATTATATTGCTGATTTGATATAATATAATGTCGAATGCAAATATTAACTTCGCCTTAAAATCGGTTTGCCAACAGCGCGCCAAACAGCAAACATTTAATATACCATTTCCCCGTTACAATATAGTATCTCCTTATGACGGAACCTATACTCAACAACAGCTCGATATGAGACGCAAGGCCGAGATATTGAAATATAGCAACAATTCGAGTTCAACGAAGACCAACAATTCGTCCAAATCGCAAATATGGTCACAACTAGTCAAAGGCAATTCGAATATGCAAACCAGCAACTTCGCAACCCTGAATATAACGTTACGAGACTACGAAGGAAATTATACTACGATTACGGTAAAATACCCTGATGTATTTAAAACCTATCCGGCAGATCAGTACGTAATAGACAGCTACGGAAAAAGCGGATTGAATCCCTACGCATACCAGATTGTAGGGACCACCGGGTATTATTATTACAGAATTATTTCTAGGGGGGAGTTGGATGACTGTTCAAAAGACAATCTGATGCCCACACCAACTTCGGCGTGTGATGTTCCTGGACCGATAACCTATTTAATCGACGATGAAACTGTGCCTCTTTATAATTATAGCAAAAACGTCAATGCGTATAGTTATAATTCTACTACTGTACTAGAGAAACGATGGTTGTTTAACCCTACTTCCGATATTTTAATGACAAACGGACAACCAGTCACGATCTTAACAATGCTGATTACCGACAAAATCGATCAATCATCTTATACTTATACTCTGCAAATTCCATTTTCTATTTACGTTACCGGGACGAACATTTCGGATTCGCTGATATATGACCCTGACACCAACCCGACACCGACACCATCCTACTTTCCCAATTTATCATTAGGTCTTCAATCGCTGGCGTTTGGTGTGAATTACAACAATGCACCTGTCAAGTTCACCAATGCCCCCCTAATTACGATCTTCTCAGATAGCAATCAGAGTCCGACCTACAACAATGGAACGTACATCGTCAACAACTTCGACCCACTCCAGTTCGATATTTCGTTCAATGAACAGATAAGCAAGGATTCTCCCCTAGGACCACTTGGTACCAATGATTCGTATACTGCCAAAATATATACCGGGGTTATCAGTATATCGAACATTACCTTACTAACTGCCCCTGGGTACGTCTACGACTTTTACCTGCAGATGAACACGACAAATATCCAGTTTCCAACCTTTGCCCTTTCGGAATCGTTGTATTACGATAGCGCCATAAAAACCACGACCTACGGAGTCTACGCAAATGTATCAAGTAGTCAAACCGTGCAGGACAATTGTACGGTTTACCCGTTAAACCCCCCTCCGCCGTATCAAACATTGTCGTTATTCGCATCGTAGAGTTGGAGGGCATAATGGTTTTTCTTTTCAAAGTCGGGCGGGAAATCAGCGAGATCAAATACGATTTCGTCTCTCCAGTTCAATATGCTGTGTGCCATCGATAGCCAATCGTCCAAGAGTTTGTGAACAATGTCTGTTTGTGAATCCCAGTCCATAATCACATAAGGATGAAAAAAGAAATTGTCCAAGGTAAAATTGGGATTCATTATCAATACGCTGCTTTCTATTTTGTTTCGGTCGAACGATTCCAGTTTATTTCTAAGATAGGGGTCGACACAGTACGGATAGAATTTTTCCCGATTTATCGAATAATATACATTCAACAGTTGTTTGAGTTTATCCACAATAATCCTGTAACGATCTTTCTCGATCGTATTCGTAATATGAACCCGGGAATAAAGTCGGGAGAGAATACTGAACCCGTTCTTCAAGTTTAGACCAGAATCTAGAGGGACATTATAAATAGACCGTATGTTCACTATTTCTTCCTTGATCCATTCCAGATGATCAAGGATATTTTCCGGAATCTCGATAAGAGATAGCAGAGCTTGTCGGCTCGTATAGTTAGCGGATTGTTCCAACAATCTATCCCTCTCGATTTCGTCTAAATCCTTATATTGATAGGTCGACAACACACTCTCGAATAGATCAATCTCCTTTTCGTAATCGGAATAAGTAGTCTCTATTTCTCTCTTTAAAAATCGGAGAGCATCTTCAGATAATACTTCCTCGGTATAGTTTCCACCCCGGACATTGTCGATACCGTAATGACGCATAAAATATTTTACCCAATAGTTGATCTTGAGTACATCCTCCAATTCGAGAATATGGATGATTTTAAGGGGGCGATTATTCTTAACGAAATCGAACATTATTTGGCATTCTTTGAACAAATAATCCTGGTAGATTTTCGGAGATACTTGCAAGAATACCTTTCTGTTTTCTAATTCGATTGCGTAAAGAAGGAGATCGGACATATATAAAGTAATGGAAGGGGATATTTATATAATTTTCTGTATTATATAAATTTATTTATGGATGAAGATCCTAACAACTAAATCCATCAGTAAGGTATTGGACGAAATAAAATGTAGTCCAAGACCAACTTTTCGGAGTATAACGTAGAAAAGTCTTACTTAGACCGGAAGATTTTAGTAAAGGATCGAAGATCCTAACAACTAAATCCGTCGGTAAGGTATTGGACGAAATGAAATGTAGTCCAAGACCAACTTTTCGGAGTGTAACGTAGAAAAGTCTTACTTAGACCGGAAGATTTTGGCTAAGTGTAGGATTTAAACACATTTTCTGTTCGGGAAAAACCTGCCCTGAAATGCACTTGTCTTGGTCAGCTATTTCGATACATCCACGGCGTCCCTGGTATTCCCCGACCAAACACCAGGATTTTTTGGCAGAGGTCGGTGCATTTTGTATAGGGTTTTCCGTTTTATCAGGAGACGGCTCCGAAGGTTTAGTCATCGACTGGTTCATTTTAATATCGAGAGAGGGGAGATTGCCGTTGGACTTACTGGCATTGACCAACAAGTCGCCAACATCCTGTACCGCATCACCTGCTATTTCTACTCCTGTAACAGTAGTATCTGTAACTATTTCGGCGGCTTTGCTAATAGCTGTGCCTGTTGTAAAACCCAAGAGAGAAAGAAGTTGTTTGAAAAAAGGGCCAAAAATATTATTGATAGATTCCATAAATCCACCTGCGACGCCTAATAAATTTATTCCTAAAAAGGACAAAACAAGTAGAAATATTAGTATGCCAATAACGATATTTTTACTGGAACTCGGTCGCTCAACATTATTGGTAGATTCAACAGAATTTTCCATCTTAAAATAAGTATAGTTATATACTTATTAGATAAATTTAATGCGTTTTAATGGAATTATATTATTATAAAACTATAGTAAAATGGGTGTTTTTAATATTATCGAAACGTTTTTCTTCCTAAGTTTAGCCGTTACATTCATTCTTATTCTGTTGTTGGTGAATCATTTTAAACAGCGTATTAACGTATTAGAACAGAAATGCGATACGATGTTCGAAGTTATTAATAGTATGTTACAGGACATCGGCAATCTAAGTAAGGTGTTTTCATTTTCCGATCCGCGAATACAGGCGATGCATCCGGTGTTTACTAAACCCGAATCATTTTATGCTAATTTTGCTGCAAATAATGAAGCGTCTGACCGTTCAAAGAGCAATCCGGAAGTAGTCGTCGAATTGAATGACGACAGTGATGAAAAAATCGTGGTTTCTGACGACGAGGATGAGAACGACGACGAAGATTATAGTGATGATGACGAGTACGATGGAGACGAAGACGAAAGTGATGAAGAGGAGGAAGAGAATGAGGATGAGGGGAGCGACCCAAAAATAAAGATTGTGAATTTGGATATTTTAGATAACAAGATCGTTGTGGAAACATTACCTGAGAATGGTGATATTACATTGGAAGAAGTCGTAGACGACAGCAATGACGAGGATTTAGAAGAAATCAATACAGAAATTCCGGGGATACAGGTTCTTAAAATGGACGCGGTCGACGAACCATCGACTGATGACAATGTCACCTACGAAGAAAATGCGATTATAAATCAGAAAGACGTATATAATAAAATGACGGTACAAGAGTTGAAAAAGGTGGTTATTACAATGGGACTTTGCAGTGACGCTAGTAAATTAAAGAAGCCCGACCTATTAAAATTATTAGAACAGTAATTTTCCTGCGATAATTCTTCCGAAATCTCCGGAGAATGAAGGATTTCCGGAGGATCGTGGAGGAAATGCTAGATTCTCCTGCGATAGCTCCCAAAGGGAGCTTTCTCCGGAGAATGAAAATATAATATATATTATATATAAAATATGTATTCTACTCAATACGAGAGTTTAACAAGTGCATATCCTATAATCAAAGAAAGTTTGCCAAAGTCCGCGCTCGGTTACGGAACTAACAACAAATACCCGGAATTCCCCCCGTTAATGAGCGATGGGCGCGCAGTTATCGGATCCTGGCAACCCGAATCGACCGAAAATGCCAACTTGATCGAGAGTAACGGCATCAAAAGTAACTGGGAATATCGTCGTTTCCTGATGAAAAATTCACAGCAAATTCTCGAATACAATTTCCGTGAATCTTGCAACGACGTCGGGTATTTTAAGCGTCCGATTGATCTACCCAGTGTGCAATCGAACGTGGTTTCGGGTCATTCTACCCCCTTTATGTTCGGTTCGGTTCTCGACAAATCCAAACCATCGGGTTATCAGGAGAGCGATTTGAAAACCCTGTATTTGTCCAGAGAACAATTGGATGCGCGTAAAATATCGCCGATGATTACTCAGGACGATTTATTAAGAAAAAGCGGAAATTAGAATGAATAATTATAAAATGATATATAGATAATTTTGTATATATTATTATTATGTCGACCAAGTATTTTCTTCTTACCAAAGATGCAGGTACATCTATATATAATATTGAAAATGATCAGATAATTTTTCCCAATAAATCTAGATCTTACCTTCTTCCTTCCATAAATATGTCTTATTACCATAAAAATGGTCTATTTGAAAGTTCTCTAATGGAATGGTGCCGACAATTTTGTTCGGTGGAGGGTATCTTTCTCGATATTGGTGCGCATACAGGTACCTACTCCATCAGTATGGCGGATTGTTGCAAAACTGTCTATGCATTCGAACCTCAGAAAATGACGTATTACGCTCTGTGTGGTAGTGTTGCACTCTCTAATTTACCCAATGTTAACTGCATTCAAACTGCATTAGGTTCGCCAGAACAAATAGGGAAAGCCACTCTGAACATTCGTAGTCACGATGGTGGGGGATCTAGTGTATGTCAACTAAACCCATCTGAAATTATTTGTCAGGAAGAAATCAGCATTCGGACGATGGATTCCTTTTTCGAAGAAGTCCCGTTGACGGACCCCGTCAGTTTCATCAAGATGGACGTCGAGTACAACGAACTGAATGTCTTACGTGGAGCGGTCGAAACATTGAAGCGCCATAACTACCCCAAGATTTTGTTTGAAGCCAATACCGATTCATCGCTGAACAAGGAATTGTTTGAATTTTTAGAGAACGTATTGTCATACAACGTGGTCAATGTGGGGGGATACAATAATATGTTTTTAGCGACGGAAAAGCTAAAAAATTGATTACAATTTATACGAATAACCTAAGATATCAAACAATAACGAACAATATGGCAAATCAATTCAATACGACTGTTGTACTCACTGCGCAAGAGGGGCAATCGGTTACTATCACTGGTCCCAATGGACAACAGGTAATGGTATCGGGTCCAGGGGGACAGGTTACAATTACATTTGCATCTCCTGCTGTAAATGTAATTCCTTTAGACGAGGAAGAAGTAGTAGAACAAGAGGTTGAACCACTACCTTTGCCGGAGGTAGTTATGGAACACCCTGTTCCAGTTGTAGAATTTCGTCAATGGCGAGATGCTCAACCCGGATCATTCTTTTACAGAATTGATATGATGGCGAATGCGGGAAAACAATTATCATCGCAATTTAGCAATGCCGAATTGGAAGACTTGGTATCGTTGAAGATGATGAATGTCAATACGTTCAACCGAACGTTTGTGCGCTTGAATTTGTCAGCACAAGCATCAAGAAACGTACAGCTCAGAATTAGAAGATTAATGAACCCGGAGTTACGCAGAGAAGCCAACAAGAAGAGTCTCGAACGGTATCATCGTGTGAGACGTGAGCGTATGGCGGCAGCAATGGCCTAAATTCTGAATTGTGTTTTGAATATTGTAATTTTATAATTAAATGGATTAAATCCTTTTTTTATGTCAAAAATATAGAGACAACCTACCATCAATATAATGCGTCTCATCAGTTACGACATTGGCATCAAAAATCTGGCGTATTGCGTTTTGGAATATACCGACAATCAACTCGCCATCCTAGATTGGAATGTTCTCTCTTTGCTAGAAAAAGAAGTCCCTAGTGAACTTTGTAATCAAATGGTTCCAGGAAAAACCAAGAAATTGCCGGCGTGTAAATGCACCAAATTCGCCAAGTTCTCCAAAGATCAACAATATTATTGTGACAAACACGCCAAGAAATCCAATTTCATTGTACCTACCAAGAAACATACCAAGACCTACTTAAAGAAACTCAAAGTCCCCGATCTCCAACAGCTGCTAAAAGGCATTGAATTTTTTAATGTGGAGAACTTGGAAAAACTGAAAAAAGACGATATGATTGATAAAATTGCACAGTTTTACGAAAAACAGTGTTTGGAACCTTTGGTAAAACCAAAGGCGGAGAACGCGGGCGACGCCGATCTGATTCAAATCGGTAAACGGATGAAATCGTTGTTAAACGAGAACCCGATTACCAAAACAATCACCCACGTAATGATTGAGAACCAGATTTCTCCAATAGCTACCCGAATGAAGACATTGCAAGGGATGGTGACTCAGTTTTATATTGATCATATTGACGACGTGGATATTACCTTTGTTTCTTCTGTACATAAATTAAAACAATTTCAATCAAAGGATAAGATCGTCACGAATGAAGAGAAGAAAGAAAAGACTACGTACAAAGACCACAAACAGTCAGGGGTCATTTATTGCAGTCAAATCTTGGATAAAAATCCCGGTTTATCAGAATGGTCTAGTAAAATGGATACCAAGAAAAAAGATGATTTAGCCGACTGTTTTTTACAAGGATTGTGGTATTTCAAACATAAGAATATAATATCTTATGCGGACGATTTCACTATTTTATATACATCGATGAAGATTTGAAATACTCCGGGGTGTAATAAGGGAAGGGGTCATAAGTGAAGATGTAATAAGGGAGGGGGGTCATAGGGTCAGAGCCCTGTAAGGGCTCAACCTTGTTCACCTTTGGTGAACTTAGGGAAACCGTAGGTTTCCCCTAATATAATATCTTATGCGGACGATTTAAAAATAAATATTGTAAGATTATCATAATTACATTATGGAAATTATTGATATTGGATTGAATGATTTAGAACCGATTTCCCTGGATTTCGATGGTCCCAAACCCAGCGTGAACTTCGGATCAGGCATCGAATTGCTTATGAATGACAAAAAACGGTCGGCCAGCACAATGAATCTAAATTTAGGAGAATTGGACAATCTAGAAAATGAATTGAACGAAATGTCGGGGGGTCCAACGCCCTCCTCCTCTTCCAGCACAAAAACATTGAGTGGTCTCGCCAGTAGTTTTTTCGGGGGCGGGTTCACTGCATCTGAACCCGCAAAGAGCGTGAGTATGGAAGAGGTGACCGATTCCAATTTGGGTCAGGCTACCCGTGAAAGTGTGGGCAATACCAAAACCTGGGATGGATTTTCGAAACTCAATGAGATTCCGGTATCGGCGAGTACCTCCAGTATGAAGATGACCGATCGCGAGCGCCGTCGTAAGAAGAGGGCGATGATCAAGAAATTGGAGGATTGGTACGAAAAGGGGCACATCAAGAACCATTCGCACTTCAATCTGGATTCAGCCTACGACGAAGTCGAAGACGAGTACGAACAGGCAATTGAAGACAAGCGCCGCAAAGATGGGGTGAAATTGTACGGCCATTGGTTGACCACATTTATCAACACGGTCGAATACGGTAACGCCATTTTTAACCCATTCGATTTGAATTTGGACGGGTGGGGCGAGCAGGTTAGCGAAAACATCGACGATTACGAAGACATTTTTGCCGAATTACACGACAAATACAAGGGAACCAAGATGGCCCCGGAGATTGCGCTCTTGATGCGCATTGGGTTCAGTGCAGCCGTTCTCAATTTTTCGAACAAGGCGCTTTCCTCGGCGGTCCCTGGATTCCAAGACGTGATGAAACAGAGTCCGGAATTGATGCGTATGTTCACCAATGCGACAGTGAGTAGTATGAGTCAGACGTCACCCGGGTTCGCAATGGCGAACAATTTGATGCAGGAACAGGCCAATAAACCCCGTGGTCCCCCGCCTCCTGCCCCCGTAGAGACCAAGAACAATGGACCTATGCAACGCCCTGGTAATATGATTTTTACCGAGTCGACCCCGATCCGTCCGGACATTGTGGCCGGGCGAGGCGCAATGTTCCAAGAACAGGGGATTGAGACCGGTAACGGGTTTGCGCGGGTCGATGAAGAATCGCGCAATTTGCGACCTATGACACAACAGGGTCCGCCACCCCCAAGCCAGAATTCTCGCCCTGAGATGCGAGGTCCCCAAACTTCGGACATTGACGGTATCTTGGCCGGACTGAAGACGCGCAGTGTGAACATCCACGAACAATCTCCTTCCCCGACCCAAAACAGAGAGGATGACTCGATGATTTCGATCAGTTCTCTCCGGGATTTGCAGAATGGTAATATGCCGAAGCGATCCAACCGCCGCAAGAACAATTCTTCCAGAAACACGATATCATTGGATATTTAAAAAAATAACTATGTAATAGAGAACCTAATCATACTAGCAAGTGCAAAAGATGTTGTACACGGTTATAAATATCTTGTTTTACACCGGTACTTGAAATTCCGTTCTTTTTCGCAAGTTCCTTCAATTGATTCAACTTAAAATTAATAATATTGTATTTTCCATTTTTTATAATATTATCCATATACAAACGGGCAGATGGTGCAAGAGGAAATCTTCTTTCTTGAAACACGAAGAGGTTCTCGGTTCCCATCCCCTTTTCACTATTTCCATTGCACTTTTTACAGATACAGATCATATTGTCTCTAGTATCCGGACCACCGTGATTTCTAGAAACAATATGTCCACATTGTTTGCTAAATTTCGTTATTTCTCGCTCATTACAGCATAAACATAAGATTTTATCCCTTCCTTTAAAATCGCGTTTACCTACAATTGGTCGTTCCTTTAAATACAATGCACTACTACTATGATCAGATTTTGTGGTAATCTCACTCAATATATCATCAGCAATATCCGTTTTTTTGATAACAATGTTTTCGGATTCTTTCGTAGGAACTCTTATCGTCAATTTGACCTTCAGAAGAAGCGATTCTAAAAATGCAATACATTCTTCGAATGCGTCCCTAACATCATTCGCGCTATAAGATATCTTGGTCTCCTTATTTTGTTTATTAAACCATATAGGATTGATATTTTCGTTAAACGACTCAATGTTCTCGATATTCATTTTAATTTTCTTCAGAAGATCCGAATGATTATTTGATTTCAATAGAATAAGGAACAATGATTTAAACAAGATAAAGCTCATTTTTTTACTTTTTTTCTGATTTTTCGGAAAAATAGTAATAATTTGGTAATATGTATTTATAAATTCATTGAAACCGTTAAATTCTTCAGGTGTTCCGGAAAGATCTGTGCCGTGATCATCTTCATAAGTCCTCACCTTTTTCGCATAAACCTTGTCATCTGCAGAAATAATATCTAGGATCGCATTTCCACTATTATGTTTCACTTTTGAATAGAGTAAATAGAAGATAACAGTATTATGTGCAAAGAACTCAGGGCAATTCGGGTAGTTCAATGTTAGATCACGCATTATGTCGAAAACCGTATTCATTGAACAGGAAATCATAAGTGGACAGTTGACGTTTTTCAAGAATTCCGATGAGTTTTTGGAAATGGGCCTTTGGTTTTGGTATCCATTAAATAATGTATTCATTTCAATGAACGTATACACCTGGTACGAGATTTTTCCAGTAATATCCATATTCAGTAACATCTCTTGTTTCTCTGGGGATAAGTAAATAATATTCCCAAATTCCAATTGTTTTTTTCTTGTATATTCCGTTTCTTTGAAATAGAGTTGTTTAATTACCCCGTCCACACGCACTTCGAATGACGGATCGAATATTGTTTTTTTGTAAACGAACGGCTCCACCTTACAAAAATTGCACCAAACTCGCACTCGGTGCCCTCCATCCGTCAGGCACAATTTGTACATACCTGTATCTTCCAAATACTTGTATTCGAAACACATTGCAAACATAATATCTGGAATAGCTGATACACTATACGAATCGTTATATATTGGCAATATCGTAGTTTTGAACATTATCTCACATTGCTTTTTATTCCAATTCGGGTGACGTTGAGGATGCGGATTCCGTTCAATAATTCCTTTATCAATGGCTGTTATCATTGTTTTTATCGAGAATTTTAATGTTAGCACGTTACCATTAATTACCCCCAAAATTTCAAAACCATTTTCCTTGAGAAAGTTATCCACCTTCTCAATGAAATTAATCTCTTTTGTAGAACACATATTATTCACATATATTAGTCGAATAACTTACCATTACTATAAAATTTATTGCTCAATTTTTTAGCAAATAATCCTTCGTTGTATAAATAAACAAACAAACAAATATAAACATTATTTTTTATATAAAATTAATGTTTACTCTTTTTCAAAACGGATTTTCTTCCATCCGAGAAGCGGTACTGGTTTCGAATATGTGGATAACGGAGAAGGTGGTTAACTATATGAATCCATTTAATTTGGGAGTATGGGTTCTCTACCAATACAGTTCAGCAACAATGCATATACAAAAGTATTATCAAGAGTATTGGGCGATCAAGGCGGCTGTTAATTCGGTCAATTATGCCGGGAAATATGTCTATGCCAAATGGACGAACATTCGTATTGAGCCGTCGTCTGTTCAATGGATCAGTACGTGCACATTGTCGGGCGATCCGGCACAATTAAGTGTTGCGGTTCAAGAGGGTGAACAACAATTATGTCAAAATATAGAGCCTTTTTTTTCTGAGACCTATTATAGTAACAATGATTGGCCCAAGGAACGTGCCCAAGAATCCTACGTAATGGAATGCGCGATCCAGGCGGCTTTCGTGGAACCCGGGGATATGGAGACCCTGATGTTGATGAAGAGTGGCGATTTGTATTTGTCACGTATCGTCTGCTTGTTCCAGGATCCGAAGGATTGTCAACCGATCTCGTGGGAACCATCATTCGCGCGGTTCTTGAGCGTGGAGTATAGCCACCCAGAAATGACGGGGACCATCGTTATCGAAATGAATAAGGGATTTTGGGTAGAACGCAATCAATTGTTGTCCGCTGCATTTGTGAAGAGGTGTTTGGAATATCAGAATAAACCTTATTATTTTGATATGAATTATACGTTGAAGATTATGGACGACAACATTAATATATTTGAAATGGGTAGCGATTCGTACGTTATGGTGGGACGCGACGATTATAAAATATTGAAAATGTAATTATTTAATGCTTGTGCCCACTCTTGCGTCTGCGACTGCCACCCATCTTGCGGCATTTTTTCGACTTGCGATTCTTCTTCGATTTGCAAAACTTCTTCAATGCGCGCTTGGACATCTTCTTGGCGGTCTTGCGTCTGCGACCACCTCTTACATAAGATTCTTGTTTTTCTCTCGACTCAATTACCTTTTTCGCAACTCCTGTTGCTCTTTTTGCCTCATCTCCTATACTTCCTTGGGCAGCGTCAACCCTTGCCTCAACAGAAAGTCTAGAACTAGTAGAATCGGTAGAACTAGTAGTATCTGTAGAACTAGCAGAGCTAGGACGTTTATCGGAAAGTGGAGCCTGTTCTTTCTCTCTATATTCAGCCATTTTTTTCTCTTTATATTCAGGAGTCATTTCTGGATATGGAGGAATTAATTGTTTATTTACGTCTTCGATGCATTTACCCTTTTCTGTTATATCTTCTAATCCAGTAATAGCTTTTTCTACTAATCCTTTAATCTCAGTTATTAACGTATCTCTTGCTACAACGTCTTCCTCATTTGCAATAATAAAAGTTGTAAGTTTATTTGCTTTCGACTTTAAACCTTCTATACCAAATTGTTTTCCGTTACACCAAACAAGCATTACATCTTTGTCCGACATTTTTTCAAATTAATATACAATATTTCCATATATTTTCTTTTACCAATTGTTACAGTAATCCCTAAACCTCTATTTTTTATTGAATACGCTCCTAATAAATCAGAATAGTAGTTAACGTTTAATGTTTACGGGACATTTTCTTGCACATCTTGCGCCCCTTCTTGGAACGACGGTTCTTCTTCGACTTGCACCACTTCTTCAACTTGCGCTTGGACATCTTCTTGGCGGTCTTGCGTCGGCGGCGGCGACCACCATCCATCTCTTCCTCTTCATCTTCCTCTTCCAACGCTGTCGATGCTTTTTTCAATAATCCTTTATCTTCTTCGGTTGCTCCATGAATTTCTTCAGGTTTTGCATAAACAATTGCCTGTTTTGCCGATGAAATACACTTTTCTTTGTCAGATTCTTTAAACATACCCGCATCAATACCTGCTTCAACAACCTTTTCAGGATCATTATCAATATTTATTCTGCCATTCACTTCTCCACATTTAAAAATAATATCATTGGTATCACCCATATTTATCAAATTAATATACAATATTATCATATATTTTTTATCTGTAATCCAGAGCTCCTAAAATTATAACGAATAATCTCGAACAAAAACAATATAAAGTTTTCCCCAAATATACTATACGGGCGTAGTCACTATGGATACGGTGAGTATAACTACCTCATTTCCAACAGATATTGCTGATGCCTCAACGTTGTTTCGGGCATCATCCAGTTCTACTACGGGTCTCCGACCCATCGAAGAACTGTCTAAAGCAACGTCTCTAGGAAATCTAGAAAAAACTGTCATTCCTTCAGTTTCTTCTATTGATCACTCCCTCGATGGTAAATGGAATCTATATTACCATTTACCACACGACAAAAGCTGGGAACTTTCCAGCTATACAATTATTATGAGTTCCATTGATACAGTCGAAAAGGTGATTGCGCTAAATGAAACGATCCACGAAAATGTGGTGAAAAATTGTATGATGTTTGTGATGAGGGAAGGGATTACGCCTATGTGGGAGGATCCACGCAACCGCAATGGAGGTTGTTTTTCATACAAGGTGATCAATAAGGCAGTGCCAGAGGTATGGAGAAGTCTATTTTATAGCTTGTGCGGCGAATCATTATGTGTAGATCCGAAAAATAACAAGCATATCAATGGCATCGCCATTTCACCTAAGAAGAATTTCTGCATTATTAAAATTTGGCTGGATACGGCCGAGTTGCAGGATTCTGGGATCATCATCAATATCCCTAATTTATTGAAGCAGGGGTGTTTGTTCAAGAAACACGAGCCCGAGTTTTGATTTTTATATTCAAAAAACTAAATAATAAATAATAAAAAACGTTATTATTTATAGTGCTACCCCCTGGTGTTAAAAGTTAAGGGAGAGGTCATAGGAGAACCGTAGGTTCTCTTAAAAAATTGAATAAAATTTGGAACGATCCTATCTTCCGTATAATAATAATGATGTCGATGATTCCGAAAGCCTTGTTCACTGCTCTCCCCAGTACGCAATATTTACTCAACCCAGCATATGACCCCAAAAAGGATTCTCGTAAATACTTTTGTACAAATACGAGCATCAATGGAGAATATTTTCGCTCCAGAACCGACAACAAATATTTCCAAATTGTCCAAAAAGATTGGAAGGTTGGATCTCTCCAACATCTAACACATTTCTTTCCTTCTACTGAGATGCGATATCATTTGGACCGGGTAAAGTATGACCCGGATAAGTTTGCCATTGCCTTTTTAGAATTTACGAAAGACAAGGAGTATTTTATAGAGAGCAATCAGGCGATCAAAGCGGGAAATCCCGACGTTACGGTCGTTAACAATGCGCATCTGGAGGAACTCATTGCCGGTCTGCCCAAATTTGTTCCTCTCCCCAATGATATTATTTGATATTCCTCCACTATGCTTCGGAATATCTGATCGTTCCTCCCTTGATAAAATTGAATATAATTTCGACATAATCTCTAACGATACTAACACCGAAAGAACAATGTCGTATGATAGAGACGAAGCAAGGGACGCGTGGGCAGAACACGAGGAGGAGCGGATGATGGAAGAATACTACGATCAGCAAGACAAGGAGCATTACGAATGTATGCGAGAATTGGATGAGGAAATGGAAAGGGAAGAATATTTGCGAGATTTGGCAGCGAAACCCAAATACCAGAAGGACGACGAATATTATGATGTCGAAGCAGCACTAGATATGAAGGCCGAAGCGGAGTACAAAGAACAGATCAAAAGATATTACGACGAACTGGAGCTCGAACGAATGGTCGAATCAGAAGAAAAACATATGGAATGGGTTGTGAATGACTATTATGATCAACATTTGGATGAGTTAGTTGTTGACGAAGAAAAAGAAGAACGCAAATAATATAAAATTATAGCTCGATAATGGTATAATGCCACGAAACACCCACTTCATTAAGATAATAGGAATTTTCCATTTTGTTCATTCTCCCACACTAATTCTATTTCCCTATTTTGTAAATCGTCCAGATCTAGATGTAATCTATATTAACTATTTTTTGTTGATCATTTTTTCGTATACGTTTACGAATGGCGAATGTCCGATCACATATGTAACTAAAATGATACTGGACAAGAACTACATTGCGGGTGATAGTATCGATCATCAAGGAAGGAACGATCAGATATTCCGAAGCAAAGTGGAGGAATATTATCCCGAAATGTTCGAAATATGCCCGATCGAATCGTACATACGTTATTATGTTACGACCACGACTTGTTGTTACATTGTTTCCTTGTTGTACGTAGTTGCACGTTCGTCCATAGTCCCTTTGATAATACCCTTTTCTACGGTTTGTATCTATTTCGTAAGTATTCGTAGCAAACAGCTCATAGAAAAAAGAATTTTCTATATGATACAGATGATAACAAGAATCGCCCTATTTTTTACTTTATTTTCTATTTCAATCAAATAACAATCGTTTTGTATTCTTCCACTGAAACTGCACCGACGGTCGGAGTCTTGACCACGTTCTGGATTTTGGTATATATGACGTGAACTCCCTCCTCTGATTTATATTTGGAATATTGCTTGCATATGACGGCACCCTGAACCGCAATTTTCTTCAGAACCTTTTTATCGTAATTTTTGTCGGTAGGAATTCTCGCTACTACGTGACAAGATGATGCTTGGCTAATATGAAACCAAATATCATCTGCTTCCGAATCATCGATTAGGTCAAAATTCTCCTTGGCATTTTGACCTACCCGAAATTCAATGTACCCCTTGATCGCGTCAATGTAATTGGTTATTTTGCGCATTTGTTTTGTTTACCTTTTGTTTTTTCTATTATTTTTATTCAATTTTCTAAGGGAAACCTAGGTTTCCCTTATGATCCCATCCTACTAAGGGAATCCTACGGTTCTCCAAATGACCTCTCCATACTAAGGAAATCCTACGGTTCTCCAAATGATCCCATCCTACTAAGGGAAACCTAGGTTTCCTAGAAGCGTCGTAGACGCTTAAGGTTGCGCATATAGATAACTGTAATCTCCCTCATTGAAACCATCTTTTGGACCACCTGAATAGTAGTCATCTAAATTATATGCAGTGCTCCCTGTTTTTTTCACAAAATCTATATAACCATTGCCGTCGCTGAAAGAGATGGTACTCGTCACTCCATATTTTGATGCAACTGTCCGTCTAGATTCAACAGCACCAAACTTGTTGCTGCGCGTATATATGTACGTGGTTCCCCACGGCATATCAGTTTTATGATGAATAAATTGCGATTGATTACCACCCATACCTATATGTATTACTGTTGGGATAGCTGTATATTGTTTTTATATTAACTATTTTCTAATCTTATTTTTTGATAACTTTTTTCTACGTCGTGATACGCCGTTCTTAACCCTTAATTTTTTATTAATTCGCTTTTTTTGAATATTTCTTTTTGTATATTTTTTTATTTTTTGTCCACCAAAATGTTCTGACCAAAGATCTGGGGTTCTATCTATCCATTTATCTAATGCATCTTTATATGTTTCATCCTTTTCATCTTCTACAATTTCTAAACCGGAAGATGTAGAGAATCGTTGGCTACCAATTGTTGCTTTTCCGAAATCAATGAGTGCTAGTTTTGGGGTTTCACCATCAGATTTAATGAAAACTAGATTTTCATTATGAGTATCGTTATGAAATATACCATTATCTTGTAAACATTTTAAAAATCCTGCCATTTTTTTGTATAATTCCTTCTCTTTACCTTTAACAATATCTCCGTAAGAACTGCTTGGGATAATTTCTAAATATTCCATCTTAATGGTTATATCAATAAACCCATCTTTTTCAGAAGATATATAATAATCTACAATTTTAGGTATAACAAATTCAAAAGTTTTGCATTTATCTCTAAGTATTTCTACTGCGTATACCTGCAATACTATTTCTCTTAATATTGAAAGATACGTATAAGTATCTTTTTCCATAATCCTATATGTTTTTAAAAAATACCCGTCTTTTTTATCATCTAAAAATAATTCTGATCCCTTACAAAATACAGTGTATGGACGGTCATCGATTACAATTTGATGAGGCATAATAGTTTTTCTTTGTTGATTTGCTGGACTACTAAAATTTAATCTTTTAAAATTAAAAACAGATTCGAGTTGTGAATCTGATGGGCTAGATAGTGGTGATTGCGAACTTTGTTGACTAGATTCTTTTGTTGTTACGCCAGATTCTGGTGAACCAGGAGTTTTAGGACGTAAACTTTCTTGTAATTTTTGATGAACTTCGAATGCTATTTCTAATACTCTATAGTATGATCCAAAATATGTCGTTATAAGATCAGTGATATCAATTTTTGTATCTTCGTCTGGAACTATACAAAGACTGGGTCTTGCAAAAGCAGCCATAATTATGTATTAATATATTTGGATAAAATATTCATAACAAGGATTAAAGACTACATTTACGACGGTGGTAAGGGTGCCAAGCACAACTTGATCTCCCCCAGTGATGCCACATCGTACTTTACAATAAGTGGCAAATCATTCCCTAAATACATCTCTAAATGACTACAGAGCGGCGTGCATTTGATGAAATGCGACAACGATTTCAGTGAAAATTCGCCCTGGATAATGACCGACGCATCCGACTTCTGGATAAACTCCATATTCCCCTCAGATTCCGACCTAAAGATCCGGGACGATGCAAAGTTCCCCTCGCACGAGAAAATCAGATCATTGCCGACCGACTTGATCTCGATCCGGTCCGAGATCCCGTTCAGATCCCGGATGATTTTCTGAAAATCCGACGTGGGGAGATTGATCACCGTCGAATACTCGACATCCGGCACCACCAGTTCCTCCGTATCGGGCTCAATGAGCCGCAACTTCTGACTATAACATTGCTTAATATCCCCATTCTCGTATTGAAGCCCTAAATGGGATACAATGCCATCGTGGTAGTCCGCCTGGTCGATATAGAGCGAGAGCGTATCGTCATTCGACATCGTCGAAATCACCTTGAATAGGTGGAGGGTATTGGCGCAAACAATGATCTTGTCCGGCTTGCAAACGTATTGTTCGAATTTCTGGGAATGGAGGATCACATTGACTAAAATAGTATGAGTCTTGTCGAAATTGATGATCTTCATTCCATCTTTAGTAAAAGTAATGGTGGCATCTGTAAGGATGTCTTTGATCGCAGTAATCATATTACGAATCGGCTGGATTTGAACCGTTTTAATCGTTAATACATTGTTCTCTTCGTTCATATTTGCCAATTTATAGGAATCCAAACGCACTTGTTTTTATGTTTTTATTTTCTTTTATACTTTTTATCATACTTTTTTGTCATTATATATAAATAATCACCAATGTCACAAAAAACGGAAAATAAACCCAGTAATACCAACAATACGACAAAGAAAAATAAGGGATTTATGTCTAATTATAGTTTTTCTAAAAAGGCTAAAGAACTTCAGGAACCTAAAGCAAAGAAAGAACAAACAACCTATGATTCAATGAATGTAACAGGGCCCATTGCGGGAGAATCGAGAACCACGGAAGCGGCTTTGACAAGGGGCGCTGAACTTTATGGAGATGCTAGTCAAACTGCTAAAAAATCGCTGAAGGAACAATATGGTGTAGAGAATAACAAAGAGAACATTCAAACATCCAAAAACGTTAGTAGTATATTATTTGTTGCAGCTAGTGCTTCTAAAGCTCTCGCTATTATACCAGGTAGTGAATACTTATCAGCTGCTTTAAATATGGCACAAACAATGGCAAAGGCTTATACCGCCAATTTGAAATTCAAGGAACTGATGTACGACACCATGACCATTTTAACCAACTGTTACAAGATTTTTTCGCTGATCAATCGATCGACCGATGTGTTTTTGATCGCCATCCATAATCCCGCCGGTCTGAATGAGCTATTTACGTTGTTATTACAGCGATCAGTAAAGGAAAAAACGCTTGATCGAATGAAAATTGATAAACACGAAAAATTATACGAAACCACATTTGCTACTGCTTTGAAGGATGCTCAAACACAGAAGGAAGAAAATCGTAAGAACCTACAAAAACAATCGGGACCAGTAAAACAAGATATGGCGAATGTCAGCACCAGACTACTTGAAGAGGATCCCCATTATCTGCTCTATAACATTCATCAGAGCAGTGAAATCAAAGAAGAAATAAAACGTAAAATGAAGGATTTGATGGGTATGTTGCTCGAAAGTGCTCCGGATGACGTTATTCTGACGTTATTTTTGGACAAGACCCTGAAGAATCGTGGGATCGGAGACGCTGTCGCGGCAGAATGTCTTCGTCGACGCACTGAAAAAGGGACACTAAAACAAATAGAAAGAAATATTGTTGATGATTATGTGCAGAAAACCGAGAAAGAGACATTTGAAGAAATTTTGACAACAATTGATAAGGAAAACACTTGGTTAGTTAGTGGTTCTAATACAACTTTACTAGAAAATATCAAGAAAAGAATGGAAGATAAATACGCAACCGACGATTCGGATAAATTATTGGATTTAATATTTTACATTGAAAGTATTATATACTTGTACGGTCTTGGGAAAAAAAATGTGGACGAACAAATGTTCTGTCATAAACCAGGGAACAACGACGAGAACGAAAAGCGGATCAAACAATCTCAACTATTAGGAGCTATAGGTGAAGAACGGAAAAAGAGGGAATTTAATAAACTACTAGAAAAGGCCGCAAAAGAGGACGAATACAAAAAAAAAAGTTTTTGGGGAAAAAGAAAATCAAATTTGGCAGCAATGGGTAAAGGTGAGACATATACTAAAGCAGCAAAGGCTATTGGTAAAGGGGCTGCGTCCTTAGGAAAGGCAATGATAGATCCTCAAACTTATTTATATCTCGCCAAACAGGCAAATGAAATGAGTGCAGCAGAAGAAAAAATGATGGATGTTCTTACTGCGTTAAGTGTTATTAATGGTTTATTCATTGTAATGAAAGCCCAGTATGATGAGGCAATGCGATATTATGAAAAGCATTTGGATATCATTATAGAGACCGACGTAAAGAATGAAACAGACCCTGCAAAGAAATCTGCTCGCACTTCTATTGGGGTTGATCCCAAAAGGTACAATATTTACGTACGAGGAGGATTCAATCCAACATTGCCAGAAACCAAAGAAAAGGACAAAATATATCCAACTACGTTCGAAATGGCCAATTATATGATCGAATTGTCTCCTGAATACATTAATTTCTTGGTGCCCCCGTCGCTCCAATCCATAATGAATGAAGCAATCAATCAAACAAGTTCCGACGTAATTGATTCTGCTATGGAAGCTGCAGCTAAAGAAGCTAAAGAAGAGGCCCAAGATCTTGAAAAAATAAATGATGATTTAACCGACGAAATAACCAAGGCCGAAGAAAAGGTTGGCACTGAAGATTTCTATAAAGATGCTGAGACTGCAAATGTTTTGAAGGAGAAAAAGGGAGGAAAATCTCGTAAACGATCCAAAAATCAAAGAAAAAGAAGATCTACCAGAAAATCGTTCTATCGAAAACAAAAATAATCTATTTAGTAAGTATATATGTCTGCTCCTGAATCAATTAGCTCCTCCACCTACGATAGTATTACCGCTCAGATCAATGATATGTTGAGCTCGAATCGCCAAGCCTCGATCAGTATTTACGACGATGCCGATGGCACAGTTTTCACGTTAGATAGCGCAGGAAATCCTATCAACGAACTTCAGGTCAAATCGGTCAGTGTAACGAAGTCTTACATCGATTCTGCCACGAACGAACCTGTGAGTGCGAGCGTCACGATTGTCTTTATTGGCGACGCGACATTCAAAGCGGTCGATGACGAACATTTCAATTGGTTCAAGATCAGTGGTACGGATTTCCCTCTTAGAATCGTTTAAGTTAAGAGAACCTACGGTTCTCCTAAGACCTCTTCCTTTAAGGAAACCCAGGTTTCCTTATGATCCTTCCTTTATAATATATTATTTCCCTGATAATATATTATTTTTTTCAATAGCCTACCGTCGGGTTTCCTTAAAGGAAGGGGTCGTAGGGGAAACCATTGGTTTCCCTACAGGAAGGATCATAAGGAAACCTGGGTTTCCTTATTTCCTTAAGGAAGGATCACATATTTCCCACCTTTCTTCACCAATTTACCGATCAACACCAAATCCGAACCAAACTCTTTGGCTTTCTGATAACTCTCATAATCGTAGACGTCCATCGTATCTTCATTGAGCGCATAATCAATTCCATCCTGACTAATTTTCCGAGCATTCCATTGGATACGTTGTATATCAAGCCCCTCTTTCGCCCCCTTGTCTGTCTCGAACGAAGGATACGACGAGAACTGGTTCGATTCCACCTTGCCGAAACCGTAACAGACCAAATTCTCGTCTCCGGCTGCCCTCTTCGACGTACTCGCATAAAGCTGACAATCAATCGCGGTCTCCTTCATCGCCTTTAGAATCTGGTTGTTTGTCCTCTGTTTTACGCTAGCAATCTCGTACAACGTTTCGTCGGTAGTGACAGGAGTCTTTTGATCGAGACGGCTGATGTCGCGAATGCGTAGTTCAATATTCTTTTCGTCCGTCTTTTGCTGCTCACTGAAGGTGGTTACGTACAAAAACACTTTGACATTCCGCATATCTTCAGGCAAGTCTTGGTGACTGCAAATACGCCGGGCGCGACCGACCACCTGGTCCACTCTCACCATATGCCAATAGGGTTCCACAATATGGACAAATCGCGTGTTTTTCAGATTGATACCTTCGGCACCCGAACTCGTAATCATAAAAATCTTGATCAGTTCACCCAAATTGTTGTTTTCAGCACGCTCGCGTAATTTCGACGCAATGTTCGACGGAACCATATCCCACATTCCATTGTAAATATTACGTTTTACTTCTTTTTCTTCCGGGGTCTCGGTCCCCGTATAGAGAACAAAATTCGGTTTTCCGGCATCCGCCTCGTTCTCGATCCACTCCCACATATCGCCGTTTTTCTGGACGCGGAACTCAGCAAACCCGTTCGCCTCTAGGATCAGTTTCAAAAGCCCAATACCCTCAATCGTACGGAAATGGCTATAGAGCAAATGCAATCCCTCATTTTCCGGATTCTGTAAATTCTCCAAGATTTTGGCGAATTTCGCGCTGTACATCGGAAGAGCCTCTTTCGACAAATATTCGCTCACATTGGTCCCTGGTTTCACGGCAGCAATGTCTGCCAGGGCCTTTTGAATGCGATTTTCGTATTTGCTTATGTCTGTCGCGCTATCCTTGGCCATCTCTTCGTCTTCAATGCTCGAAAAAGCGTCGGCAACTTGGCGTTGTGCCGAAGGGACCGCGTCGAAATCGTTTTCATCTACGTCGTCGTCACCCTCTTCACCCTCCTCGCCTTTCTTCCCTTTTATTGCGTTGGGTAGAGGGCGTTCAATCCCATCCGGAAACGTGAAATTGCAGGCCGCCCGCGAAAAAATGCGGTAGGTCGAAGATATGTTAAACAATTCCTCGGCTCCTTGGGCCGCCCTCGCCCGCTTCTTTGCATTGCGCTCCTTGTCTGCCTCCTCCTTTCGAATCTTCTCATACACCCCAAATTGATGCGAGCTCATTACCGTTTTTACCACGTGATAATCGTCTCCTTCCGCCGTCTTCACGAAACTGGGTAACAGTGTCTCCTGGGCACTGCGATAATAAGAAGTCAGACCCAAAATACGACGCTGGAACAAGGTAATGTTCTGGAATTCCCCGCTATCCGGATTGATAAACGTACTGAAAAAAGCGTCGGAATCGTCCGGCAATGCCTTGTGGTTTTCCACTTTGATTGCCCCCATTTGCACTTCTAGACCATTTTTACGCAAAATGCTGATTACTCGACTCTGGAAGTCTTCGTCGCTGATGTTGCCTGCTTCATTGAGATGTACACCGTCGTATTTCGAAAATACGTCACCTGCACCGCCTTGTTGATTAATAACTACATCTTCCGGATTTTGGTACAATTGTTCTTCATCGTCCATAAAATCAGGAACATTTTCGCTTTGTTTCCTTATCAATTTAGACCATTCGTTACCATTTATGGAACCATTTATAGAACCACCTCTTTTCTTGGTCACATTTTTTTTCGACTTTCCTCCCACTTTCTTTACGCGTATTGTCCCCTTGGCCACCCCGCGTTTTTTCATATTTACAAATCCAAACGGATTGCGCGTTATCGTCAATGTATTTCCGGCATAATCCACATAATCGTAGGTTTTAAAGTTCTCTCGGTCAAACATTTCCAAGATGGTATCGGTCGTAATCTTTTCCGTCGTCGTCACATTGATCGAAAACGACCACGTTTTGATGTGCCCGCGCAATATATTGTAGAGGACCCCCACTTCATTCGGATAATTGATAATCGGAGAACCTGTCAGAAGAACCACCCTCGCATTTTTGGCGCTCAACAAAAAGTTATACAAATGGTACGGGATGGTCTTTGTCTTCTTAATCTTATTGACAATACGACTCACAAAATTATGGGCTTCATCAATGATTATTACCGCGTTGTCGAACGGGTTGCGCGTCAAATCGTCGGTCATCTCCTTTAATTTCTTCATATTCAGACCATTGTAATTGATATCCGTATATTTGGTTCGGATCATCTCGTCCAGTTGACGGTCGAGCTTGGTCTGGTCTTCCGGAGACAGTTCGGAATAATTCGCGGCCTTGTTGATGTTGACGAGCCAAGCACCCCCATTCTTCTTCACGTAATCGGTCGACAGTGACAGTGCCGTGGACAAAATGGCTACGTATTCGGGGTGTCCATCGATCGAAACGAATTCCCAAAATTGATTGCGTTTGTACATTATGTCCCCGCATTTTTTCAGTTCGGTAAAGAAATTCATTTTCAATGATGCCGGGGTCAATACAAAGATACGTTTGCTCGTTTTCATTCCTTCGGCGACTGCAATACTCGTACACGACTTGCCCGATCCGAGCGACAAATAAAGCAACAATCCGCGATAGGGTGTATACAGATTCAAATAATCCCGTGCGATTTTCTGATGGGTCAATAGATCAAATGTTTGGGAGGTGGCGAGCGTATCACACGATACTTCTCCCTTGTCCGATAAGATCTCCTGCCGATAACTTTTAAACATATCCGACAACTTTTGGAGAAACATTTTGCGGTTGTTCATATAAAAGTTCGATACAGGTATCGTAAGTCGTTCGCGTTCTTTGGGCAATCTATCTGCCACTTTTTGCGTGCGAATCACAGCAACGGTTAAATCGACCGGCTCCGCACCAACCTCCGGTTTTATGACAAGCTTCTTTGGTTTCCGACCCCTCTTTTTTCCTACGGCCAATTCTTCGGCAAGTTCTTCGACGTCGACTTTTTCGGGAACTTCTTCAGGAACCCTTTCTTCTGGCACCTCCACCTCTTGTTCTTTGACGAATTCCTCCAACTGTTTCATTTCATCTTCCTCTTCCACTTCCACTTCCACTTCCGGTACTTCCATAATTTCTTCAGGAACTTTCTCTTCAGGAACAAGACGGCTTTCGACCTGCTCCATAAACATTCCTGGACCTCGCACCACTGTGTCACGAATGACCAATCGTCTCCCCTTCTTTACTGGTTCGACAGTTACCGTCTCTTCTCTAGTAATTGCCATCTTTTCCGGGAGTCCTTTTACAAATGGCATTTCCGCATTTTTATACAATCTTTGCAGAATCTGGTCTCTGTATTCGGGCCCTTTCCGTTTGTTCACGATCTTTACAACTGGTCGTAGAGAACCTTCTTCTGTTTCTATTTTTCGTGCACCTGGAAACCTGATATTTACGATTGGAATACTGGTTACTTCCGGTTTATTTTCGAGTGCCACTAAAGGATTAAATATGGGGTGGCTCATAATATAATAATTCCCAATAATTATATTATATATTCATATTAATTTCAAGGAAATCCTTCATTTTATGGTAAAATGAAATCCCCTTTCACGAAAAAAGGCGAAATCGCTTTGGTAAATGTTCTCTACCTTTTGTTGAATATCATGGTTATAAAAGGATCGAATCGGTAGTTTCGTATCATCGTAGAGATCCAATGGTAGGTCAAACACGAAATCACAGGAAAATGGTTTCGTATTCTTACTACAATGTTCTCCTCGGTAATGGAGAACTTCGGCAGGCAATTCCTTCGAAAATATATATTCAATCAATGGATAATCTATCTTTTCAATATCAAAAATAAATGTCTTGCTGTGATTCTTAATATTGTCATTAAAATGCTCCGACGTCTGGGGCGTAAAATGGTGCCGATCAATCATCGCACTTTTGTAATAGAGTGCGTCTACGAAATTAGAGAACTTGAGAGGGGCATCTACCGTCCACGATCCCCTGAATTCCCCGTCTTTCTTGTATTTATCTAAAAATCCCGATACCAACCGTTTGTAAGGATTTCTGATAAACAATAGTAATGTATACTCACCTAGGTTCTCTGGGAGTGGTTGAAAATCCTGCCCTTTGCCACGATGAACCGATTGATCGGGTTCGCAAAATATTCCTGTCTGTAAATAATAAAACATATTTTTTATATGACTACACCCGCATTTGGCCGACCAACCAAAGATCGTTTTTTTTTCTTCATTGACTAAAAACAACATAATATTATATATACAAGTATTATTAATGGAATACGCTTTATATCGCAAAGAATTGGTAGCTACAAGTTCTCTATTCATTGTTCCAATATACGCACACCATTTACGTAATATACCTATTCCGCGGATCATCGAAGATTTGATTATTTTGCAGGGATGTATTTCCATCGTATTTTGGTGGAATCCTGTAGGGAATCGAAATACGATCATTCATAAGGTAGACAAGATTCTCGCTGTTTTCTCTATATCCTCGGTAGTTGGCTACAAAATAATGCACAATCCTACGCCATTGTTTACATTTAGTACATTGGTAATGTTTTATTTTTTTTATTTGTCCAACGTATACTCGAGACGGGCTTGGTGTTCTGCCCCCCATATTTTTTGTCATTGCATTGCCCATATTTCTGCACACAATTCGATTTACCTAGCCTTTGTATAATCAAGGGGGAGTCAGAGTGGAAAGATACGGATGTAATGCGATAATTGCATTTTGGATCATCATTATAACGGCAGAAGACGGTTTTTTATTTTGAATGGATTGGATCGCCATTTGCAACAAATATAATAGATTGTTGGTAATGGGAAGATTGATTGCTGCTATATACGTCATTGCAGTCTGTAATTGATAGATCAAATAGGATCGGGGTCTTTTTGTTTGCACCCAGTAAACAATGTTATGTAACATTGCTATAACTTGTTGTACTTGAATCGGATATTGGGTCGGAACTGGAACAGGAGTAGGGATCGGAACGGGAACAGGAATAGGAGTAGGGACCGGAACGGGAATGGGGGTCGGGGTCGGAGTAGGGGTTGGAACAGGGACCGGAATGGGTACAGGGGTCGGTGTCGGTGTCGGAACAGTTCCGCCTATGGGGAGAACATTTTGTTGAAATTGTCCGATCACGTTCCCTGGCGGAGTCGTATTCATTGTGATGATGGCCTTGGTCGTTTTCGGATCAAACGAAATAGCGATCCCATATTCCTTACTCGCTAACCATACCAAGCAGGTAAAGTGTCCGGTAGCTGCCGAGAATCCAGGCTTATTAAAATCGTACAGGCTTACCTCGTTGTACCAGGCGTCTACCGACATCTTAATCAAATTGATCAAATCTGACCCATACCCCTCAAAGTAGGCAAGGTTCTCTCCGTAGAGCTGGGATCCACTATGTTGAAATAAATTCTTAGATAACAGATAATCCGACCATTGTTGGGAAAAGGACGCGATGGTACTGTTCCATTTCAGTGGTGGTGCGCTATGTTTGGCACGATAAGCATTGATGTACGAGGTAATGTCAATGATTTGGTCCGAGGTTAGTGACATAGAAGACATATTATATATTTATTTATATATTTTTGACTAAATATTGCTGCATATATGGTGTAATTACAATACTATTTTTGTAATTACAATAAAAAATTGAATGATTTTGATACCAAAAATATAAAGTTATCATTCTACGAAAATTATCGCGTTAATCGTCATCATTCTCACCACACTATTTACCAAAAGAACAATGGCACTTAAACCGAATTTATCCAATATCGACAGATTCCTCCAGCTGTCACAATACAACCCGGAGACCAAGCGGTCAAGGGTGGTTTGTTGTGACGAATTCATAGGGGAATATCAATATCTAGAAAATAAAAACGGTGGTGGGTGGTGCCGATTTGACGGATCTTTCGGAAAAAAATACAAGGTAGTCACTGTGAAGAAGAACGGTAAAATCAAGTATTCGTGGGATCCCGAGGATCCGGAAATCGAAGAAATTAAAACGCTTATGCCCCCTTCTGCCGGGGTGGGTAATTGGATCCACCTCATTATGATCTACGGGGAACAAAACCTCAGTTCGGGACGGCCGATAGGACAAGGCATTCGTGAAGCCCTCGGATCAGGACCCTGTGTCTCCTGCGGAACCAACAGCAACATCGAAATCGACCACAAAAATGGGCTATACAATGACGATCGAGTTCTCACACTCAGTGGGCAAACTGTCGACGATTTCCAGCCTTTGTGCAAGCATTGCAATGACCAAAAGCGTCAAACCTACAAAAAAATGAAGGAGACGGGTATTCGATATGGAGCGACCAGCATCCCTGCCCTCAAGATGTTCGGTGTCGATTATATTTCAGGAGACGCCACTTACGACATCAATGATCCCAATACAATGGTCGGTACTTATTGGTATGATCCTGTAATGTTTATGACGGCATTAGCTAAGAAATAAACTACAATCCATAAATCTCCACCATTTTGTCATAATATTCTTTAGAAACTTCACACCCTTTGAATTGTCTCCCTGTGTTTTTGCAAGCTAGTAATGTTGTGCCTCCACCTAAAAACGTATCTAAAACGACGTCTTTTTCTTTCGAATGTTTTTTAATGAGTTCTTCGAACAATGGCAAACTTTTCTGGGTCGGATGAAACCGGTGTTTCCCACCCTGCAAAGGGAACGAATAAATGCCATTGTCGTATTTACTATTGAATGTCGGTTTGCTACCTTTGATACCTAACAGTGCTACCTCTCGGCAATTGGTCAGATAATTCAGCTTCGAATTCAGGGGTTGTGGATTCGTCTTGATCCACTCGATGAACCGAATCTGTTTGAACCCCACCCATTCCATTATTTCTTTTAATTGTCCGATTTTCCAAATGTCGAAGAAGATGATGGCAGTTCCTCCTTTACGGAGCTTGTCGTGATATTGTTTCACAAACCGTTCGAGGGTGTCAATGGTGAATTTGCTGTCCCAGTCCCCATATTGGGTTTTCACCGCGTATTTCTTCCCATAGACCGTCCCGTATTTGAGATAATTTTCTCGATTGGTATCATCCTCGATTCCGTGTTCCTGTTTGTACTGGGTCCATTCGTCCTCTGACTTGACAAATTCGATGTGGTTCTCCTCATTCGCCTTGACAGCTTCGAATAGGGTGTTCATACCACTATCCCGAGAGATGATATAGGGAGGGTCAGTCAAGATCAGATCGATAGATCCATTGGCCACCGTTTTCAAATATTCGAGACCCTCTTGATTCCTGATTTCAAATTCTAATGTTGATTCCATAGTAGTAGTGATTTATAATATTATGGACTATTATTTATTTCAATTTTCCAGTAAGATATTTTGCTTTTCTATAGTAACCTCTTTGGAAATATTTTTTATTATCTTATCACGCGTTTTATCATCCCCTTGCAACGTCTGGTAAAATATTTTGTCTTTTAACAAATTGTTGGGAGTGTTATTCACTTTAGCATCCGGGTTCTCGTTACACCAATTATGCAATGCTGCCACATTCTTGTATTCTATCTTTTCTATTATTTGTTTTAACCTGGTTTTGTCTTTGTCATCTTTGTTCCACGAATCTTGTTCTTTCAAATAAATAGTCTCGCGCTTTGCATCGGTGCAATGAATGGGACGCTTATTAATCTCCAAATCACGTAATTGTTTAATAAAAATATCCGATAGTCCGGTAATAAAGCCGGAGTTCCCTATTAAAAGTAGTTCATCGAAGGTTATCTTCACATTTTCAATAAATTCTTGTATATTCATTGCGTCCTTGCACGTTTCATTCAAGAATAACTGTAAATTAAACGTTTGATTATTATTCGTGGTATTGTTCATTGTCGGATTATTTATAACGGTAGTTGGTATGGTAAGTTGTTGTTGGGCGATTTCTACCATTTTATTCATTAATTCCTTGTTTTCTTTTTGTTGTTCGATCAATAAATTCTTAAATTCCTTATTTTCATTTATTAACTGCATAAAAAATTGAGTTGATAATATTTTATCAGAATTATCAGCATTTTTTGATTGACCCTTGCAATTTTTCTTATGACTGAATAACCCTTGACGAAATTTATAAAGCTTACCACAATCGCATTCAAACTTTTCGGGACATTTATAGGAGGTTTCGTCATTATTTATCATTCGTTTATGTTTAGCAGTAAATAAATGCTTATCAAAATCTCTTTTATGCTGCGTTCTATAGTTACACAATTCACAATTAAATTCATATGGGGATTCGGGGTTTTTTTTGTCATTCATTATCATTATTATTGAATGACAAAAAAATCCCTCTAAATCATTTGTTAAATAATAGTTATAGTAACAACCCAATATTATTATTTATCATTTTACTTCATTATGGTAACAAACCCAAAAATGGCAAAATCCGTTTTCAAGACTTTCGACCTGGACATTATTTTGGACATTTATTTTTGTCCTTTTTTGAAAATCTCGGTCGACTTTCTTGCACGTTTTTTCAATATTTGGAAATCGTAGGGAGGGGTATACGATTTTCACTTTGGACATTTATGTCATTCAAACTCCCTAAGTATTTTACAGTAATAAAAAATTATCATTTTATATTTATTTTGCTGCTATCATCATAAAGAAAATAAATATAAACTAATGTAGGATTTTTTGGTCATTCATTTGAACTATTATTGAATGACAAAAAAGTCCCTTGGAGTAAAAATGTCCATAATTTCTTATGGTAACAACCCAAAATTATTATTTATCATTTTACTTCATTATAGTAACAACTCCAAAAATGGCAAAACCCGTTTTCAAGACTTTCGACCTGGACATTTTCTTGGACATTTATTTTTGTCCTTTTTTGAAAATCTCGGTCGACTTTTTTTCGCGTTTTATCCATTTTCCGAAATCGTAGGGTACCCCCTATGATTTTCTATTATTCTATAATAAAATACATAATTTCACGCGGAATATTCAACGATCAAAATCCCCCCAAATGTTTGATCGCTTCATCGCAGGCCAATTGTTCCGCCTTTTTCTTAATCTTATGCTTTCCTTCTCCTAAGAATACAAAGATTTTCCCCCGTTTGGACGTCTGTTGATGGATATCCCCATACGATTTGAAGCTATGTATCGAGACGGAATCTTCGTGGTTCACGCTATGAACCGGCTGCCCTAAGCACAGATATACTCCCATATGGTAGCCAATGTCCGAATTGTGATCAGCCACTTCCATATAATGTGGCGTTACCTTGAATTCCTTTTGAATTTTTACCTGCAAAATATTCTTAAAATTGTCGTCATTTCGGATGAGACTGATCCAATCCACGTGTTTTTCGAAAACGGATTCTATGAAGATCTGGACCATCTGGAACCCAGGACCGGTAACAAACAGATTCTGAAACCATCCCCCCTCATCGTTGACCGAGATCTTGTTGAAATCTAGGAACATCGCACCGATAAAGGATTCGAACAGACATCCCAACTTTTTCAAATTGTGCCGATTCTGTTTTGATTCGGCGTGTTTCGACAATATAAACCATTTATGCAATCCCATTTCATAGGCCATCTTCCCAATAGATTCGTTTTTTACGAGGGCAATCTTCTTTTCTGTCATAAAACCCTCGTTCTCCTTGGGAAACCGGCGATACAAATAATATTTAGTAATGCATTCCAATACGCCATCCCCTACAAATTCTAGACGTTCGTTTGATTTGGTATATAGGGGAAGACAGTCGTCAGGTTTAGGAGTAATCATAATATTATTTTGTTCGTTTTCGATATTCGGGCGTTTGATGTACGAGCGGTGAACAAAGGCGCGTTTGTATAAGTTCAAATTGTAAATCGGAACATTGATCCCGTAGGTTCTCAATATCTGCTGGACTTCAGATTCACTTATGCTTTTATTTAGGGGATTGTACGGATCGAAAACGTAGGTTTCTTGTCCATTCAGGTTTTCAACCCGAATGTCATCGTCCAATGAAGTATGTTCTCTGCGTAGGGGGGCGGAAGGGTAATTCATATTATTAGGTCAATAATATGAAAACAGTAATTACAATAATAATCGTCAATTTTTTATATCATTTTTATTAATCGATACGAATAAAATATTTAGCTATAGTATATTAGATCATATAAAATGTCTCCATTTCGTGGATCAAACAAGACCCGTATGGGCAGTAACTCAATGACCGTTCAGAATCAGGGTGGCGGAGCACGAAAGGCCGGTTTCCCTTATATGATTGGCCGCACCCAACATACCGAAATCGCTTTCGCTCAACAGCCAGGAATTAACAACTTGATGTTTATGCGCAAGAATGCGTTCACGGCTAACATTTCGCGCCCGATCGGATCGACCTACAGCCCCAACACCTACTTCAGTATGCCTGGAGCTCGTTAAATACATTTTGAACGTATTAACAAATACTTTTATTGAAACAATATAATGGTTATCTACATCATTATATTATTCTATGCGCATCGTCATTGATAAGAGAGAGGTCGAAATATTTAACAAAACCCAAGAATCCCTTCTTCGTATTCCGGAGGAATCGATTCGTAACATTGATATTGTTAGCGAGGATTTGCCTATCGGGGATATTTTGATCCAGACCAAGGATAAGACGACCATACTGGTGATTGAACGCAAGTCGTTTTCGGATTTGCTGGCGTCGATTAAGGATGGCCGATACGAAGAGCAGTCCCATCGATTGTTACATACTACAGGTGTTCCGCCCCATTCTATCATTTATTTGTTGGAAGGAATGTTCTCGACGATTCAACAGCCCGCCCAGAAGAAGCTGATTTATTCGGCAATGACGAGTTTGAATTATTTTAAAGGATTTAGCATAATGAGAACGTCGAGTACGCACGAGACTGGAGATTGGTTGGTCGCCCTAACCGAAAAATTATGTCGGGACCTAGAGAGACAAAAGTCTCCTTATTATGTTTCGGTTCCTTATTTGAACAGTTTTCGACGAAATGCGCTTCCAGAGAACGTTTTCACACCTTCCGACCAAGAACCGATTCTTCCTGGTCCCGTAGAAACAAATTATTGTAATTTTGTCAAAAAGGTAAAGAAGGAAAACGTGACGCCAGAGAACATTGGTGAAATTGTTTTGTCACAAATACCAGGTATTAGCGCAGTAACTGCCATTGCGATTATGAAAAAGTTCTCTACCTTTCCAAAATTAATGAGTGCACTTCAAGAAACCCCTGATTGTTTAGATGATATTACGACAGAAAGCAAGGGCAAATCCCGAAAGATAAATAAGAGTTGCATAGAGAACATTAAAAAGTACTTTATCTAAGTTAAGGGAACCAAGGTTCCCTTATGATCCCTCCTTTTTAAAAGAACCTACGGTTCTCCTATGACCTCTCCCTTAATAGAAGGAGGGATCATAAGGGAACCTTGGTTCCCTTAAGCGATGATGTCCTTCGGGTGCCCCAATTCCTTGTTCTCAATCGGTAAGAACGCCATTTTGGGTTGATATAACATCGGTTTAAAAATATTATTCTCTTCGTACTTCCCCGAGTCCACGGCCTTTTGGGTATAATCGACACCTGCCCAGTTGGGGTCCATTGGATTGTCACTATTCGCCGCTTTTTTCGTGGAATCGTGCAGTACGTCCACATCCGTATACACCCCTACGTACTGTCCATAAGGATCAAAGCTGCTATAATTTCCCTGATTGTACGGGGGGTTATCGCGGGTAGCATCGAGAACCTTGGTTACCGTATTGTTCACTTTTTGTTCCGATACCCCCGTAATCAGAGGTAGCCCACCTTGCCTATCAAATGGACTCGGACGAATACGGTATACGTCCTGTCCCTGCGCATTGTTCTCTTGTTGTAGATATAATACCGGGCAAGTGTTACCAAGTTTACGTTGCTGTCCTAAATAGAAGATATATTCGTCTAAATTAAGAAATGGTATAGGATTCGTATCGTCCGTAGGTTTTTTCGTATCATAGAGGAGGAGAACATCCCCCTTCTGTATTAGGAGATCAGGACAATTCTGCGTTGCCTCATCTCCCTTTACATTGTTCACCAATGTTTCGATCGCGTTTTTAGGTGTCAATATAACATAAATTCCTGCTAAAAAAGTAATCATCAAAAATAGAATGAAAATGAGGGTGATGCGTTTCATATTTATTAGTTATATTGAATGCATATTTTTTATTCTAGCAATAGTGTATATATATGGGTTTAAGAAAAACCGTACACCGTCGTAAAAAGACGATCGGAGGAGGATCACGCAACCGTCGCCATACATTGAAACGTGGGAAACCGGTGATTACGGTAGGATTAATACACGCCTCGTGGTGCGGGCACTGTCAAGCACTTAAACCCGAATGGAAAAAGATGAAGAAGGGAATGCACGGCGCAAACTGTAACTATTTAGAAATCGAGGATTCGGATCCTCATAAAGACCGCAAAATAGCCAATGTGAATGGTCGATTGAAGGGAGAAAAATTGGTAGCGAACGGGTACCCGACCATATTCAAAATACGCGGTGGCAATTTAGAATATTATCAAGGTGAACGCAATGCGTCGGCAATGCAACAATGGTTTAAAGGTGGTAATTCACAAATAGAACCTGCAGCGCCACATTCCATACTTAACAGATTATTCGGAGGAAAAAAACAAAAAGGCGGGTGTGGATGTGATAAAGATCATACATCCTTGTTTTAATAATAACCACAATATCTGTAAACAGAAAATTACACGATTAATGTATAAATGGGTATTTTTAGCAGTAAGGTGGACATTATTATAGATCCTAGTATGAACGAAATAACGGTGGAAAAAATAGAACTCAAACGAGCAGGCAAATCATTTGAACTTCCCAACAAAAAGAACAAACACATATTCTATTCCGGGAAACTGAATCAAAGGGATCAATTCACCTACGTTATCATTAACGACAAATTACAATGTATTATTCCCGAAAATATCATAAAATATTCGGATGTAACTACGATGTCGATCGCATTAGAATCAGTAAAAAGGAACGAATATAGAGACAGAGAAGAAGAATTGATGTATCAAGAGTATGATAAATTGAAAGTCGCACAAAAGTTGTCCGATAGAATGCATATGTTGTCGGATAAGAACAACAAGATCAATTTGCTTCATCATTTTACAATTTAGTATATTTGTTTATTTTTTCGTTTGCATAATGTAGCCATCATTGTCTTTTGCGAATTCAATCGTAAAACCAATATCAACCTTTTTTTGATAATTGTGCAGATTTTCTATATGGTTCGTAGTATCAACTATAGGAAGGTGTGTTACGTATTTATCGTGTTGATAGGCGAAATCCATTAATAACTTATCTATATCATATCTGTCTTCAGGTTTGATATCGCTCACAATGTTTTGAGGTAGAAACGTACATTTTTTAGTATCGTATCTAAACTCCATTTTTCCACCGACCTTGTTAAATATATCCACCAACTCTTTGCAAGAAACGAATAAGGACATCGACCGAATGATTTTTAATTAATAATATAACCTTGCATTTCTATTCAATTTTATACGATAAAGTATAAAAAATTGATACTATTTATTTGTAAAAAAGTTAATAAACAGTATTACACATAAACCAATAACCAACAATGGCGACATCCAAGATCACGATCAAGCGAAAACCTATCGTCAAGAAGTATTTCCGCCTGTTCGATTTCAATGTCTACGACGAGGTGGAAGAATCCGAGGATTCGGATAGCGGTTCCGACAATGGCCAGAAAAAATACCAAAAAGACAACAAACGATTTGTTATTCAGATGTTTGGAGTGAATGAAAAGGGGGAAACCTGTTCGATCTATGTCAAGGACTTTCAACCATTCTTCTTTATCTTGGTAGGTAACGAGTGGTCGCACCGGGAAAGGGTCGAACTAACCAAAGACATTCAGTCGAAATTGGGGAAAAAATACGCGGATTCCATTGTGAAATCGGAATTGGTGGAATACAACAAATTGTACGGGTTTCGTGCCGGCAACAAGGACAAGTTCGTGAAACTGACGTTCAAGAATGTCGATACAATGAACCGCGTCAAGAATTTATGGTATATTTATACCGAGAATCAGGAGCGGAAAAAGGTCGGTTACAAATTTCTAGGACTTTCCCTCGATCTTTACGAGAGCGGGAACATACCACCCCTACTCCGCTTCTTCCATATCAACGAAATATCACCCTCGGGTTGGGTATCTTTCGTAACCAGTCGCGTGATGAAACCGCCGATGCAAACCACCACGTGCACCTACGAATTCATTTGCCCCTTGGAAGAATTGAAGGCAGAGCCTACCAAACTGGATCGCGTACCCTTCAAGATTTGTTCGTTTGATATTGAGGCATCGAGTTCGCACGGTGATTTTCCGGTTCCAATCAAGACCTACAAACGATTGTCGAGCCAGATCGTCGATACTTTCCAGAAACAGTCGGCGTTTATTAGCGACATTGGACGGGCCACCCAATTTCTACAAAAATCCATTATGACCGCGTTTGGCTACGACCAGTTTGAGGGGATCGATCTTGTCTATCCTAAGAGAATTCCGTCCAAGGACCGTGTTAAAGCGCTGATCCAAATCTTGGCCAAGGAATCTCTAGAAGATGCTAAGAAGGCGGGTACCGAAGATAACAACAAGTTGTTGACGATTGATAGTATGTTTGAAACGATGAATGAGAAGCAGCACCAGGCCGGGATAGAATTGGATTCTTCGGAAAACGTGGCAATGGCCGAGGATGTTGACCTTGCCAATGATTCGGACGATGACGAAGGCACCGAAGATATTCATAAAAAGAAATTGCCTAATAACGTAAAGCCAAGGGAGGGTTTGGCGAAGCCAGAGCAGGGGGTTAGCGAAGCTAGACGTAGGTTCCCTGCTCCTGACACCATCCTCGACATCCTCCTCAATAAGGATCTAAAACGCGACGAGAAGATTCAAATCACCAACGACGTATTGACCCGGATCTTCCCGCGATTGGAAGGAGACAAAGTCACGTTCATTGGATCGACCTTCCTTCGTTACGGTGATCTCAATCCTTATATGAACCACTGTCTAGCACTGGGGACGTGTGATGAAGTCGAGGGGGTAATCATTGACGCGGTCGATGACGAGAAAACCCTCCTACTTCGGTGGTCTGAACTGATACAGAAAGAAAATCCCGACATCATTATCGGATACAACATCTTTGGTTTTGATTACGAATTCTTGTTCCGCCGTGCCGAAGAAAACGAATGTGTCCACGATTTTATGACACTTTCGCGTAAAATTGGCGAATTGGCGGCAAAACCGAAACGCGACAACCCGTCCGAACTGACGATCGAGTCGACAAAATTGGCCATTGCGTCCGGTGAATACGATCTCCGTTATTTTAAGATGACGGGGCGCCTGCAGATCGATCTTTATGCCGCTTTCCGTCGCGACTTCATTATGTCGTCTTATAAATTGGACGATGTGGCAGGTCAATTCATAAGTGACGATATTAAACGTGTGGAACTGTGCGATCACGAGGCCTTCGGCCCCGTTACCGAACTCTATAGTCAAAATTTGATGGGGATTCATACGAACGATTTCATTCATATCGAATTGTCGGGATATACCACCGATTACCACAAACAAGGACACAAATTCAGAATTCTCGAAATTCAAAAGGACAAGGAAGTGGTGGAAATGGTCAAGGGCGAAGAAAAGACAGTGAAATACAATGTCTTGACGATTGGTGGACACGAAACGTTCGAAAAGGGGAAGACGATCAAGTGGACAATGGCCAAGGATGATGTTTCCCCCAAAGATATTTTCCGACTGGCAAATGGATCGTCGAGTGACCGCGCGATCGTCGCGAAATACTGTATTCAGGATTGCAACCTGGTCCACCATCTGATGAACAAAATCGACATCATTACCGGTCATTCCGAAATGGCGAATATTTGCAGTGTTCCCATCAGTTTTCTAGTATTCCGTGGTCAGGGGATCAAGCTTACCAGTTTTGTAGCGAAGAAATGTCGGGAAAATCAGATGTTGATGCCGGATCTCGAAAAATCCCACGACTATGACAAGTACGAGGGGGCGATCGTGCTCCCTCCCAAGTGCGCAATGTACATTGACAACCCGGTAGCTTGTGTGGATTATTCGTCTCTGTATCCGTCGTCGATGATCAGCCAAAACTTCTCGCACGATTCGCTCGTATGGACGAAGGAATACGATTTAGATGGCAAATTGATCAAGGAGCGGGGAGAGAAGGATCACAAGGACAATTACAAATACGACAATTTGCCCGGCTATCATTATATTGACATTACGTACGACAATTTCAAATATTTGCGGGTGGGTGGTGCGACATCGCGATCCGTTGCGAAAAAAACCAAGGTGGGACATATTGTGTGTCGTTGGGCCCAGTTGCCCGATGGAAAGAAGTCGATTCTGCCGTCGATTTTGGAGGAACTATTGAAGGCTAGATCGTCCACCCGCAAACTGATCAAGACCGAGAAGGATCCGTTTATGCAGAACATCTTGGACAAGCGACAGCTAGCGTACAAAGTAACTGCCAATTCGCTCTATGGTCAGTGTGGATCCAGGACGTCGAGTTTTTACGAGAAAAATGTGGCGGCGTCGACGACAGCCACTGGTCGTATGATGATTATTTATGCGCGGCGGATCATTGAAGAGGTCTACGGGGATCGTATTTACAATACGGCACTGCAAGGCCCTGTGAGGACCAAGGCCGAGTATGTATATGGCGATAGTGTGGCGTCTTATACACCGGTATTGATTCGTCACAATGGAGTCACAATGCATACGTTTATCTGTGATTTGGCCAGAAGATGTGGTAAGAACGAATGGATAACTTGTACCGAAGAAGGAAAGCAATCGAAAGAATTTTGTGAATTACAAGACACAGAATCTTGGACGGAAAAGGGGTGGACCAAGATGTATCGTGTAATCAGACATAAATTGGCCAAACATAAGAAGATGTTCAGGGTAATAACTGATAATGCTATCGTAGATGTGACCGACGATCACTCGCTATTGTTACAAAATGGACAAGAAATTAGTCCCAAGCTTTGTCAAATTGGCACCGAATTGTTACATTATAATTTAACAAATAATATGGTTATTAATGAAGTAGATTGTAACCTTCCTCCAAATAAAACAACATTCTATGAAGAAACCATCGATCATACCAAATATCCAGGACATATTTATCAAGAAATGTACAAAAAATTAGGTTTGGGAATAATCAATAAAGATCAAAACATTATTATCAGCCTTTGTTGTTCGGAAGAGAAACAATTGATTGTGGAAATTGTTCGTTCGGCTTGTTCTAGTTTTGGAATTGAATTAAAAACATCCTATAGTATTTATACGAATACATATGTATTGACCTATGACCAAAATGATAAGGAGTTGAATAACCGTATCAAATCAATGACTGAGATTCCATACAATGACTATGTCTATGACTTGACCACTGAAAATCATCATTTCGCAGCAGGTATCGGAAACTTGATCGTTCATAACACCGATTCTGTCTTCTTCACATTCAACTTGGAGAATGCCGAGACCGGGGAAAAAATTGTGGGAAAACCCGCCCTAGAGATGACGATTGAGATCGCCCAGGATGCGGCTGCCCTCTGCAGTCAATGGCTCAAACCCCCGATGGATCTGGCTTATGAGAAAACCCTGATGCCGTTCATTCTTTTATCGAAAAAACGGTATGTCGGGATGTTGTACGAAGAGAATCCGAACAAGGGGAAGTTGAAGTATATGGGCCTGCCATTGAAACGGCGCGATTCCTGCGATTATATGAAAGACGTCTACGGAGGCGTCCTTGATATATTGATGAAAAGTACGGATATTACCTTGGCGACGACCCATTTGCAAGAGCGATTGCAGGAATTGATCCACGGTAAGGTGCCGATGGAAAAGCTGGCAATTACCAAAGCACTCCGGTCCGATTACAAGAATCCAGAGTCGATAGGACACAATGTGTTGGCTGAACGTATCGGAAAACGTGACCCGGGAAATAAACCGAAATCGGGGGATCGCATCAAATTCGTATTTGTGGTGAATGACAACAAGAAGGCGTTGCAGGGGGACAAGATGGAGACCCCCGAATTCATTGTAGAAAACAGTTTGCCCATCGATTACAATCACTATATTACGAACCAACTGATGAAACCGTTGTTGCAACTCTTTGGTCTAGAAGTCGAGAAAATATGGAAAGCCCAGGGGAGGTGGTCGGCGATCAAAGAGTACAAAAAGACGATGAAGAAATTGGAAGACGATTATCCGGATCTAGAGACATTTATGAAGAAAAAAGAGAAAGTATGTGCGGCCCGAGTGAAGGAACTGTTGTTCGATAAGGTATTAGAGAAAATCCATAACGATAAAAACGGAATTCGTCAGATTACCCAATGGTTTACTGGAAAATAAGATCTCAGATACAAATGCCAAAGTTCTCTTCCTTCTTTATAATTTTACATATATTACTGGTATGATAAATATCGTACAAGTCTAAAATTTTTTTGTCGGTATGAGCAGAGTATTCGATCAATTTCTTCGACCTTTGTTTTATATGTTGTTTGGTAGCCAAGTGTCGAAGATGGTTCTCTTTGATGGTAAAATCCGTATTACATAAATTGCAACAGTAACGATCATATTTTCTCATTTTCTCTTGATACTCGGCTTTGATAGCATCGCTCTCCACATAATCTTCGACCGTATATGCCCCCGATTTTACAAACACATATTCTTTCATTTTTTCCAGTTTTTCTGCGGAAATGGGCCGCCGCAAAAACTGGGGTACAATCTTGTTTTCCAGGAGAACCAGTTCTCCCTTGTCATCTTTTTGATAGATAGTATGTTTATAATGCCAGTCCGGATAAAAAAGTCCATAGGGTTTCAATGCGCACTTAACTTGCTCCAATATGAAAGAGGTTACCTGCCGATTTCCAGAATGACTTAGCTGCAGTGCGCCACCAGTGCAGTCAATGATGCGGTCGTACGAATTAGCTGGTGCAAATGTCCATTCTTTTCTTAAATCAAACACGATATCGGGCTGCATTGCCTCCAAATCATCGACACAATCAAATGGTTCATTGATCCATTCGTTGACATCAATGGGGCTGCATCTAATATCTTCGCGCTTGTAGGTTCTCCCGTGTCCCAATACAAGAGTTTTCATAACTAATATAAATATTACGTACCTAATATTTATATCGATTTGATATGGATGAAGTTTTTATAGCCCACAATACCTACCCACTAGCACTCTCATCAGCATTTTTTCTACTACCTTGTGCAATTAGCATTCCGAAACAAATGCATTTTTATACGGGAATGCTGATGCTAACGTTTGCCATATCCGCAAACTATTGGCGAAAAGCGACCTACGGTTTTCGACGTGATGCGGACCTAGTGTTTTCGAAACTATCCTTTACCATTTTCTTTTGCAAAGGGTGGATGGTGGTGGTGTACGGACCCTACGATTCTCCGATTCACTACTTACGTACGTATACGGGATTTTCGGTGTTGTTCTCCATAATTTATTTTTATTATCTATCAGAGAGAACCTTTCATCGGGGGTATTCGAACTGGATCTATTATCATATGTTATTTCATCTGTTTTCTGGTATAGAACAGTTGATTATTTTACACTCTTGAACATTATAAACCGGACGCCCACGCTTCGCAGAGGGTGTCCGGTCCAGTGTTCAAGGGCAACGTTACCGGTAAATCAATTGTATCAGGCGCCCATCAAAGATGGGCGTCCGGATTCAAATGTTCACCGGTGTAGAGGCAAACGTTTGATTACGTCTTACCTAGTAGTCTCTACTTGAAATTCGAATACCAGATTCTGAGACGCGTCTACTGCATCCATCGGAAAATTCCCTGACAAAATATGATTAACTTCGCTAGCAAAGTTTCGCGAGATTTCTTGTAATAAGGTTTGGTATTGGGGATCATTTGACGCAGCAGTAGTAGGCAAAGGTTCTTCGGGCGAAGGCTCTGTAGCTGTTGAAGGACGTTCTCCAGTACTCACCGTATAATCGCGAATATCATACCGGCATACGGGACAACGCACATTTCGTTGAAACCAATTTTGAATCGATTCTTCGTGAAATGCGTGTCGACAATGACGTATTTGTCGAATGATATCCCCCTCTTGAAAATCGTTTAGTGTAATGGGACAAGAGGTATTGATGTTCTCCATATTGGATTGATACACGACCAAATGCGTCGATGTCTCGATCTGTTCGGGGGTGGGGCGAACAACAATATTTTGGAGAAAATGTCGCATTGTTGCCGCGTCCGGGCGACGAATTGTGGGGCGGTACAATACGTAAGAGAACAAATGATCATTCGGACGCGCAGTTGCAACATTAGCATTTCTAGCTGGAAACGCAGAAGGCGCCGGCCGAGAAGTAGGTGCGTTTGGTGGTCGTTGATTCCTTCGCTCTTCTAACATTGTTTGCATAAGTTGAAGCGACGTCCTTACGTTATTATTGTATTCGGCCATATTCGAGTTATACATCATCATAATATCGCGTAAAGATTGCATTAGAACCATAAATTCATTGGTAGGACCCGATGTGCCTGATTCGGAAGAAAACCCGGGATGAACTGGCGCTGATCGTAACATTTCTTCCACCATTTGTTGTAATTCGTTATCCAATTCGAGAGCCGGGTCTACGTTCTCTCTGGTCACATCCGGAATATTATCCATTTATTGTAGTAATATAAAGATAATTATCTATATATTTACAAGGTATAAATAAATATAATAAAATGGATTTATCACAATACAAAGATAAAGGAAAAGTGGGGTTAGAGAACCTAGGTAATACGTGTTTCTTAAATGCTTGTATGCAGGTATTAAGTAATACTTACGAATTAAATCATCTGTTAGATTCCGAGAAATGTGGGGAGAGCAAGCTGAAAAAGGAGCTGCCAGATACCAACATTCTCCTAGAGTGGAACGATCTGCGGAAAGTAATGTGGAGTGGGAATGGGGTGATTACACCCAATAAATTTGTATATAATATACACGAAATCGCCAAGGTCAAAAACAAGGATATTTTTACGGGGTGGGTGCAGAATGATATGCCCGAATTTTTGCTCTTTTTCATTGAATGTGTGCATAATAGCATTTGTCGCGGAGTTAATATCCGTATTTCGGGAAAAACCGAGAACAGTGTAGATAAATTGGCCACGGTTTGTTATGATATGTTGAAGACGACTTATTCGAAAGAATATTCCGAAATAATGGATCTGTTTTACGGGACGTACATATCCGAAATCGTCGCGATTGAAAGCGATGTCTGCCACTCGACCAAACCCGAGCCCTTTTTCATTCTAGATCTTCCGGTATGGGATATGGCTCAAAGTCGACCAGTTGCCGAGCTGCGCGAGTGCTTGGACCTGTATTGCAAGGCTGAATTTTTAGGTGGTGACAATGCGTGGTTTAACGAAAAAACGGGGAAAAAAGAGGATGTCAAGAAACAGATTACATTCTGGAATTTTCCCAAAGTGTTGGTCATCGTACTGAAGCGATTCAGCCCGGACGGTCAGCAGAAATTGAACTCTATGATAGAGTTCCCGATTGATAATTTAGATCTTTCCAATTATGTCCGAGGGTACAATCCGTCTTCGTACAAATATGATTTGTACGGGATTTGCAATCACATTGGTGGAGTAATGGGTGGTCATTATACTGCATTTGTGCGTAACTTGGATAACCAATGGTTACATTACAATGATAGCAATGTCGAAATTGTTCCGTCGGAGACCAATGTGATCACTCCGATGGCTTACTGTTTGTTTTATCGTAAAAAAAATAACTTGGTATAATATACTATATTATGAGTTCTGCTAATTCAACAATAAATACAGCGACAAGTACGACAAATGCTACAGGAGGAACTGGTACAACCACCACTCTACCTAGCGTTGTTTTTACTAAGGCAAACTATATTTTTATACTGTGGTTTTTAGCAATATATGTGGTCGCTTATTATTTTGTGGGATTTATCTTTAAAAAATCGTCAGAGGGCGCAGGTTTTCCACTTCGACTAAGCCGCGGGATCGATTTCATCGTATTGGTAGGTCTCCTCATTTATTTGTTCACCTCGTATTTCACCAATACGGAAGCTGCGCGCGAATCGACCTACGATACGATTACGAAAGGGTATTCTACATTTATCAACGAACCCACCTCCATCATTACCATGGTGGTTTCTATTATTTTATTCTACATCGTCCTGTTTATGTTCAGTGTACCGATGTCTTCCGACAGTAAATCGGTAACGGTGTCCATTCTCGAAATGCTTGCTTGGCTAACCTTTGTCATCATATGTTTCGTCGATTTCTTCAAATATGCGCTTAATTTGTCGTTGACCAATTTGTTATCGGGTGCTTTCAATGTAAACAATTTGCCGTCTACTGCTCCAATAACTGCTTCTATTGCGGTACCGACTAAGGTTAAAGGCAATATCGGCGGTAATCTGTCGTTGTCCCAGCCGGTTCAGAAAGACGAGGTGTTTAATATTTCGAACAATCTGTATACGTACGACGATGCCCAAGCGATTTGCTCTGCCTACGGTTCGAAGATCGCGACCTACGAACAAATCGAAGAATCTTACAAAGACGGTGCGGAATGGTGTAACTATGGGTGGTCCGACAACCAAATGGCCTTTTTCCCTACGCAAAAGGCGACGTGGGATAAATTGCAGAAAACCAAGGATCGTAAAAACGATTGTGGCCGTCCCGGAATCAACGGGGGTTATATGGCGAACCCTTATATCAAATTCGGAGTGAATTGTTACGGTAAAAAGCCTGCACCGACGGATGCTGATCTAGCACGTATGGCTGCTAACAAGGAAATCAATGTTCCTAAGAGCGAAGCCGACCTGTTATTAGATGCCAAGGTCCAGTTTTGGAAAGACAATGCGAGTAAGATGTTGGTTCTCAATTCGTTCGATCGGACCAAGTGGTCGGAATACTAAGGTAGGGAAACCAATGGTTTCCCCTACGACCCCTTCCTTTACATATTTGGAAATTTTTTGAAAAGCGTATGGAAAGGTATTAATGATTGTTTATGAAATTTTTTTTATAAACAATTGAAGGGAGAGGTCTTAGGAGGTTAGCGAAGCTAGACGTAGGTTCTCTTAATAGGAAGGATCATAAGGAAACCTAGGTTTCCTTATTTTATTAGCTTCTTACTTCCTGTTTTTTTCACTCTGTTCTTCGCAGAAGTTCTCTTCTTCGCCTTTTTAACAATTCTCTCCATCAATTGATTGAACGTTTTTTCATCAATTACATTGCATTCTTTTTGTATTTCCGGATTCTTCTGCATATGATGAATCTCCCCCATATGTTTTCTGGACAAATAGAGTCCGACCGGAACCCCTAATCCATCAAACCGAGAACCTGGAGAACCCTCCTCACGGCTCGACCCCCCTAAATGTTCTCGAATTAAGCTGTTCTGGCGTAATACCTCATTCAATGGATATATGGCAGAAGACAATTCGTTGTCATCGTTTTTTTGATATTCAAATTTGGAAATATAAGACATACACTTATAATATCTTTTCATTTATTTTTCAGTAATTTTTCGTATATCGAGAGAACTTGTTATTTCCCGATTTTCCTTCAAAAATTGGATCACATAATCGACTTGTTCTTCGTCGTGGATGATTTTCTTCAAACACGATTCAATGTATCCAAACGTGAGCGACGAATACTCCTTTTTTTCGTAAATTCTCAGCTCGGATACTTGTTCTCCATCCTTGATTTTAATTTTGTGTTTACTTTGGGTATCCGCAATGTATTTACAAATGCGTTCCGATGCTTCCTGCTTTTTTTCCCGCATTTTTCGGGTTTTCTCGTTGATAGTTTTCAATTGGTTCTCTAAGAGAACCCACAATGCAACGTCGTTTTTATAATTGTCTACAGAAACTATCGTAGAATTGTTTTCCATAATAATCTTATATATTATTCAAATATGAGATTATTTAGACCTTATCGCGTTACAAATCTTTCCCTTATTAGCGACGACGGTGAGAACGTCTCTTGTGACTGGTAGACCGGCGACGTTTGGTCATTGCCTGGTTAGCAATCAACAAGACAGCAGGGACCGCTAAATTAGTCAACAATCCGTTTCCGCCCTTCTTTCCCCGGCGTTTGCCACCACCGACCAATCCCGGGGACAATTTCGACTGGGCCTCAAGGGGAACCGCATCCCCGCCTTTCATCGCAATAACATTCGAGTAATTGTTGGCCGCATGCTGTTCACCAATTCCACCGTACACCGACTGCGCGTATTCTGCCGCACCGGCTCCGCCCTTCATCATTCCCTTTCGGTAAGCTTTTGAGCATCTTCTGCGATGTCTTCTAGATTGTGTCTTCTTAGGTGCCATCTTTATATATATTACTAATATTATTATTCTTTCAACTGATAAATGATATCCCTCACTTTCATCCACTTCGTCCTCTCCCTTATTCACTGCCTCCTACCTTATGATGAATTAGCCGAATCAGTAGTACTAAAATGGCTAAAATAACCAGGAATAAACACAAGTTGTAGAAACACAGTAACCATAAATACACGTATAATTCATTGTACATTATTTCTATCAACGGTTTCATCATTTCTCGAATATCTTTTCGTATGTCTTCGTCTTGTAAAAATGATATGCAAGTATCACGTATATTCTTCATTATACATTCAGTGCATTTTTGTAACAGTTTTTTTCCGCGTGCATTACAGCATAAATTTTTATGGTGACTTTATAAATGGAAATATTCGATACAAACGATTCATTCGATTTTGAAAAATTGGTATTGACTAAACCAACGTCGATTCCTGGGGGAAATTATTTTATCCGTTTTTTGACAAATGGTCAACCCCTGTATATCCAACCGCCTAAATGCAAAACTAGACAGGGAGTAGTAAAAGCCGGAAAACGATTCTATTCCGACCTAATGTTTACGAACGAGAACGAAGATTTCATTCGGTGGATGGAAAATTTAGAAAATTATTGCCAACAATATATTTACAAGAATCGCGAAAAATGGTTCGAAGGAGAGATGGAATTGCACGACATAGAGAACTATTTTACATCACCATTAAAGCTATTTAAATCGGGGAAATACTATATTGCCCGAACCAACATTACTACGGTTTTAGGAAAACCGACCCTCAAAATATACGACGAGAATGAGAAAGAGATCGATTTCGAAAACATCAGCGACGATACAAACGTTATGACTATTTTAGAAATTCAGGGGATAAAATGCTCTGCAAAAAGCTTTCAGATCGAGGTCGAATTGAAACAGATGATGGTTCTCCAACCTACCGATATTTTCGAAAAATGTATCATAAAATCGAATCTTCCTGTGAACGTTACGGGAGATTCACCTGGTCACACCGATAAAGACAGTAACGAGGTGGAGGAAAGTGCACCTGAAGATGACAAAGACATTGTTCCCAAGATTTCCATAGACGACGAGATTGTTAATGACAATGAAGATAAGATTCATTTCGGCGAGAGCGCTGCAGAATTGGAGGACGTGGGGGTCCATACGAGTTTAAGTGAAGAGTCCGGCCAAGTACAAGAACCGTCTTGCGCTGATGATACGCTCACAAGTGACCAAGAAATCGGTACGTGTCCTGAGAAACTCCCCGGCGACGAAAATTCATTGGAAGAAGTAGAATTTCATTTAGAAGATTTTAACGATTCTGAACCGATCATTATCAAGAACCGCAACAATGTTTATTACGAAATGTACAAGGAAGCTAGGAAAAAGGCCAAAATTGCCCGAGATGTGGCCCTGTCCACTTATTTAGAAGCAAAACGTATCAAAAATACCTATATGTTGGAAGATTTGGACGAAGACGAATCTAGCGATGAAGACGATGAATCCGACGACGACGATGAGGATGAGGATGAGGAAGATAAGGATGAAGAGGAAGATGTATAATATTAGCACAAAATTTGTTGTTTCACTCCGGACGTTCCTTGGACCTTCAGATGTTGATAAACAAACTTTAGCAAAAAAACGAGCAACAATAAATAATTTTATCCGCCGTTTATATACAGGATGTTCAAAAAGGTCATTAGCGGATTTTCCAAGTTTTTTACCAAAGAACGAATTATTATATTGGCGGTTTTTCTCATTTTAGCGTGGGCCTTGTATTCTTATTCTGGATCCAAGATGATTGTTATGGACCGTATGAGTGATGGATCTACGGCGCCCACTGCTCCTACCGCACCTACCGCTCCTACTGCACCTACCGCGCCAACGGTCTCGACCAATGCTGCTATCCCTTCCGGATATTCTGCACAGGCGACTGCCAACCCCGCGGACTTGCTTCCTAGTGACGCCAATAGCCAATGGGCTTCCTTGAACCCCAGTTCAATGAACCAGGGTGATGTATTGAACGCCAATCTTCTCCAGGCTGGGTACCATATTGGTTTAGATACAATTGGACAGTCTCTCCGTAACGCCAATTTACAGTTGCGTTCTGACCCTATCATCCCCAAGGGAGATGTCGGACCTTGGAACCAGAGCACCATCGAACCCGATCTCGGTCGTGTTCCTTTGGAAGTCGGTGCCGGAACCCGTTAAATCTTCACAAAGATAAACCTCGGTTTTCCTTAATAAATATCTATTTATTATAACTAATCAAAAAGTTACAATAAATGAAATCTAATGCGGTAATTACCAAGAAATATCCGAATGGTTTCCGAATTGCTTATGAACCCTCTAATAGCAGCGTACCGATTACTTCTCTCTACCTACTTTGTGACGTTGGACCGGTCTACGAATATGACAAAATGCGTGGCGCCTCTCATTTCATCGAGCATATGTGTTTCAAAGGCAGCAAAAAGATCCCCCAATCAAAAGACATTTTCCACGAATATGCCAAAATAGGTGCCCAATTCAATGCGTATACTACCAAACGGTACACCTGTTACACTGTACAATGCCAGGACGATTATATCCATCATTCTTTAGACATATTGGCCGATATGTTAATGAATTCCCTCTTCAATGCATCCGAATTCAAAAAAGAGGAAAAGATCGTGATAGAAGAAAACAACAACAATGAAAACAAACCCGACATCGTAATTAATAACGCGATGGAACGGATGATCTACGCAGGGAGTTCCTACGAATTCCCCATAGATTGCCTTGATTATCATACGAAACGCTCTCTTCAATACAAGGATGTGGTCGAATTTTATAAACGGTACTATGAACCCAGCAATATGATCCTGAGCGTTGTTTCGAACCTACCTTTCCGAGATATCGAGCGGTTTACCAAACCATTTATCAAAGAAAAGTCGGACAATCGCAAACTTTACTCCGCTGCATTTCGCGTCATACAACATTGCCTATCTCCCCAACGCGATATCCAATACCAGCTCATAAAAAAACGGGGGATCACCAATGTTCATATAAATATTGCATTTAGAACGTGCGGTCGGAACAACGACGACAAATACGCGTTAATGGTGTTAGAAAAGATTATGGGCGACGGATTGAACGGTCGTCTAATGATGATTTTAAGAGAGGCCGCTGGCCTTGTGTACGGGGCTTCCGCAACCACGGATTTTTTCGAGGAATCGGGGGGATTCCTTTTTTCCACAGTAACCAATTCCGCAAATATGTCACGTGTATTGCCTCTATTGATCACCGTCATCAGAGATATGATAAAGAAGGGGGTTACCAAAGCGGAGTTGGCGACATTCAAGGGAAACACCAAGGGAAATATGTTGATCGAATCTCAAGATATCACTGCTCAGACCCGATACATTGGCGAGGAGATGATATTTAGCCAATCCGACGACATTCGAATAATACCCTATAGAAATGTGTTTGGAACATTCATTGCACCCCTCACTCTCACCGACGTTCGCCGTGTCATACAACGGTATTTTACTAAAGAAAATATGTGCGTCAGTATTTTAAGTGAGGATTTGCCTTCTTTAGAAACATTGAAAAGAGAATGTGACAAGATTGTTTAGTAGAATTATATTTATATATAGTATATCTCGTATACAATGAATTTGATCGTTGTCGCCTACGCCGCTATTTTATTTTTCGTTCTTACGCCTGGAATCTTGGTGACCCTCCCTCCCAAGTCCAGTAAGATGATGGTTGCTGCTACTCACGCCATTATCTTCGCGCTTGTTTTGGGGTTCACCTGCAAGATGGTCTGGAAGTTCTCGATGAGATTCGAGGGGTTTACCGGGGATGCTGTCGCTACCGTGGCTGATGGGGTCAATGAGAAGAAGAAGGCAGTTATGTCCGGTAGTAAATAAATATTTTGACTCATAACAATAAAAAATTATATAATTAATTAAATCGTTATTTATATAATGGAGGATTTCCGGAGAACCGCGGAGGAAATGCTAGATTCTCCGGAGAAAGCTCCCTCCGTTCCGAGAGGGAGCTATCGCAGGAGAATGAATTGGTCAGAGAAACTCGGTTTCTCAACAACAATATACGCTACCGTCTTGTTTTTCGCGCTAAGTCCCCGACTATTCTTTACTGCGTACAAGAAAGGGTCAAAGCTAGAAAACGCCCTTGTACATACCGGCCTTTTCGCCATAGCCCTCTACCTTAGTTCCAAATTGATGAAAGGTTCGGTCGCGATCTATGAGGGTATCGAAAACTCAGGTAATGCGCCAACCTCTGGTAATGTGTCTTATACACCCGATCCCCATTCGACCACAAATCCGAATGGTCCTCCCTACGCGGAATCTTGCAACAATATGACTTTAGGACAATTGAACAATAAGGGACAAGTCTGCCAACAAAAAGGCGAAAATTTCCTGTGGGTCATTCCTTGCAATTCGAGCAATGCGAAATTCGGCGTTAAGAATCTTCAAGGACAGACGTGCACGGATCAAGGAAACAATTTATACAATTGGACGTAGATCGCTATCCAGTAAGAGGATGAGGGATGAAGCGGATTCAGACCAACTTTCCTCAGTTGCACTTCGGAAAGATATATGTTTATATATTAACTAGGAATACAAATGGATAAATACGATACTTTAGGGTATTTCCTCATCGGTTTTGTAGTGGTGGTTTGTGCCTTTATGTACTATCGCAATTCGGACGAGTTTCAATTAAAATGCATTGTATCGACCATTGATGGCGATAAATACTGCGTAAGAGAACGTGCCCATTTGCAAGAAGCCGTCGATCTATTGGCCGAAGTTACTCAAAAATGCAAAAATTTGGTTGCCTACGTGGGGAAAAAATATCCGGGCGAGGATCGGGTCCAACGACTAGTGGACGGGTTCAATCCCCAAAAAATAACAGAGACATTGCCCACTAGCGAATATACGGCTTATAGCGAAAACAAGGGGGAAAAAATCGCGTTTTGCTTGAATCGTGATAAGAAGAACAACAAACATTTGATTGATATTAGCACCCTGACGTTTGTGGCCATCCACGAACTTTCGCACGTGATGACCAAATCGATCGGACACAAGAGCGAGTTCTGGGAGAACTTCAAATTCTTGTTGGAAGAGGCCAAGGCCGCGGGAATCCATCAGCCGGTCGATTACAAGAAATCACCGAAGGAATATTGTTCGATGAAAATTTCCGACAATCCGTATTATGATACTTAGAATGACTACAATTTTTCAGCCTTTCTCTTATAAAAGTGGCGATACAAACTACTTAATCCGCTCGATCTCGTCGACGTCGTTGATACAGAATCTCCTGAAGAAATTATAGGTAGAAACCCTACAAATGCTCCGTCAGGTAATACCTTTGTATGACGAGTAGGATGGTGTCCGGTAGGATTCCATACAGTCTTTCCTTCGTTCTCTGCCAAGGGATTTTTGTATTGGTGTCCGATCAAATTATTATGAAGCGTGGTCGGATCTCGGCCAAAATCCTCCGGTCTTGCTTCGGGTTTAATTGTTATGATCGAAGATCCTTTGCCGTAACCTTTAAACGTGGCAGCTTGTTCGTCGGAAAGTTTCTCCGTTTTTTCTAATAAGGGTCTCGATATTAAGTCGTTATCCTGACTAGAAAATCTCTTGAGGAGATTACTCAGTTCGCTAGGTGCTTTTTGCGCAGGCCAATGTTCCAATGATTGGTTCTTCATAAACATATGATAAGGTGTTTCCACCGTCGACGACAATACCGGAACCTGTTCGTATCCTCTTTCCAACAAATAAATACAAATATCTTTGTGCAATGACAAAATACTTGTATTATGATGCGATTTTCGCAAACACTCACATAGCGCATTCGTAAATGCGCCACTACGTTGATCCATCACATTGATCGTATCAAGGCTCGTCTGATCGTCCCGGCAACCACTGAACATAAAGATGTTCGGGTTTTTTATGTATGCATCACTAATCCTCGTCGTAACCAACATTCCCAACGGGCTATTCTTACGCAATTCCTCGGGAGACAACATAATCCTATCCGCATTTTGAAGTAGGTCTGGAACCTGGTATTCTGTCGTCCACGGCAAATCACATACCGTGCCGCTATGACAGCAATCAAAGGTCAGGATGGCCCGGCATTTAATTCGTCGCACCATATCGTATAGGTCCTTGTCCACAATACACCCATTTGTCTTGTAATCCACCGGTATCAGTATTTGCATCTTGTCCCCATTGATACAGTTTTTATCATTATAATCGCTGGATTTCAAGAGGGTTTCCGAACGAACCAATTTTGGAGAAATCTCCGATTTTTCTGAATCACAATTCTGTTTTTGTATTTGAGAACCGTGACCACTGTAATGCAGCCAAACTTCTTCTAAATTTGCGCTTTCTAGCACGAGATCGATGATAGAATAAACAATATTGTCATTCGTAGGGCTCCGGAATTTGGCTGCGTCATCGTCGCGCAACATCACAATGTTTTCGGGTTCGTAGTCGTAGGCGTCGATCAACATATTCCGCATATTGATCGCGTCATTAATACACCCTTTCAATGATATACCCGAGACATCGATGTAATCAATGCCAATCAATAAGGCCTTTTTCATTTACCGTCACTATTATAAGATATTTCGCGATTAAAAAATATAAAAGAAATATAAAGGGAAAATAGAAATATGGATGTCGTATTACAACCCAAAAATTCAATATATACATTGTGTCTCTTAGATTCCCACGGAATACCAACTCAATTCATTGCTTGCGGCGGAGTTTCTCCCCATATGACCGATGACGAAATAAAACTCCAGCTATTTAGCGATGATCAAGAGCGTCTTGCTCTCGAAGCTATCCAACCATTGCCGACTTTCCGTCAGAGTTCTCAACAGCTCCATCTGGATGATTCGATCCGCGCCATCAAAAAGAAAATTATCCACGAATTAGGTGCGAACAATCTCTCCTACGAGGAGATTTATTTGTTCTCCAATACCAAGGAAAAAATACCCCTGTTGCAAGCCTACCAACAAATTACCCAACAACAGGGGTCGTCCAAACTCGGTAAGGGCGCTACCCGTCTCGAACGCCAATTGCAAGAATTAGAGAACATTTCGGTCGATCTAGATAAGAGAACCTTGGGCCAGTTTTTACTGAATGTCAAGGTAGATCAAGCTGTCGACGTCCCGGTTCTCGACAAGGAGACGTTTGTTTACGAAGATTTGCTACCAATCATTTCCAAGGAATCTACGTATGTAATATCCAAACCATTGGGGCAGCGGTTTGCCAAAGGCCATCAGTGGTTGTTTCCCGGAAATCCATTCGACGTTTTGACAGGAGATGGAGAACCTATCTTCCGGAAAACCCGGCAGAACGACCTCTACGTATTCGAGAACCATTTGCTGATGAATTATGGCGAACTCGAAAAAAATATCATATATGTTTGTTTGGCAAAAGACGTTCTCCAATATGCGGTTGAGAATTCGATCGATCCTTCTTACATAACCGATTTATATTTTCCTTTATTACATAAAAGGGGCATTACCAACGCCGACACGTTCGAAGAGAACCATCAGACCCTGGTTGCCCAGAACAAGGAGTTGATCAACGACGCGACATTGCGCTTGTTCGATACGATCGATTCTTTCTATAACATTTATTACGCGCGTACCACGAATCTGCCTTACTTGGATCGAGGTGTCGAATCGTTTGACATCATCCTCCATCCCGATTTTGATGTCCCGTTGCCGCTCGACATCATTTTTAAGCAGATCCACGCCTCTGCCAAAATCCCTTTTATCAAGTACAACCCGGGACTGCGCAGGGAAAATATGTTCCGACTCTATTCCGAGGAAATCGCGAAGAACGGGAAACGAATCCCGTCGCTGAAGAAGAGTCAGATCTATGCCATTTCGAAGAATACGGGGAAGTTGCGGCAAATATCTCTGTTTATTCAGCACGAAACCCAACGGCAAACCATCGACATCATTGTCGATTTTGAATACAACGGAAACATTCGAATTCGGGGGAATACGGTCAAACCCGTATCGGTAGGCGACTTGGAGACCATCATCTACAATTCGGTGACTCCGGTGATAATGGAAATAAATGGGTTTTTGGAACGTTCGGGGTACTCTCTTAGCCCTTTCGAAACCTTTTCCGGTCGGAATGTTGAAATCATTCAGATGGAATACGTATGCAAGATCAATCTGAAACGCTCGATGAAACTTAAGAGTTATTTGGGGTGTTTGACCAGTTTGTTTGATATCGCGAACACGCAGATGGACATTTCCAAAATGATCAATATGCAGTTTGTGCGTGTGGATAACTATACGAAGATGAATGCGATCTCTGTGATGATTACCGAGGTATTTCGGAGAACGAACAATCAGGAAGAGATGATCAATGCATTGGTCACCAATTTCTCTATGGATCGTGATGCAGCAACGAAAGAAATTGTTAAATATTTTAACGATCATACGCGCATTCAGGGACAATATGTGAACAAAAATATCGATATTGCGGACAATCCTGGTTTTCCTGTTACAATGACCAAATCGCCATTTGACGACAAATTTACGATCAAGGCTTCGAACATCACGTCGGTCGCATTTATCGATGTATTGCATATTTATTTTGATACGATATTGAGAATATCGCAGTTTCCAGAGACCGCTGACCCGGATTTATTGAACGCAATGTCGACATTTTGCAGCTCCAAACCTGCTGTTATTTCGGAAGTTGGACTGGACAATGTCTTGGCGGCTGCGCCCATACTGGTGGCTCCTTTAGTTTTTGAAGAGATAGAGGCTGAGGAAGAAGGTGAAGAAGAGGAAGAGGAAGATAGTCGTTTTTTACCCGAAGAATACGAGGAGGAGGAGGAAGAAGAGAACGTTCCTGAACCCGAAGAAGAACCTGTACCTGAATCTGTGGCTGTACCTGAATCTGTGGCTGTACCTGAATCTGTGGCTGTACCTGAATCTGTAGCTGTACCTGAATCTGTAGATGTTCCCGAATCTGTATCAGCATCCGTATCAGAATCAAGTGAAAAGTTTTTACCAAGTGCAGAATCGGAAGAATCTATTAAAGAGTTGGCACCTGTAACCGAGTCGAGTGGACAAGAAAGCTCTGGATCGAGTTCAGGGTCGAGTGGAAGATTTCTACCAAGCGCCGAATCAGAAGAATCAGTTTCACTAGGTAAAACCGGTGGGGCACGGACTAAGAATCCCGACAAACCGCCAACATCCCCTAAGAAAGAAAAGTCCAACATCTTTACGAAACGTATCAAGGAAAGAGAACCTAGCCTAATCCTAACCAAAAAACAAGGAAAATATAGTTCTTATTCTAGAATTTGTCCGGCCAACGTGAGTCTACAACCCGTCATTCTGACCGATGAAGAAAAGGCCAAGATCGACGAAGAACATCCAGGATCTTATACAAACGCTCTCCGATACGGCACCGACCCTAAAAATCCCTATTGGTATATTTGCCCTCGTTTCTGGTGTCTTAAGAACAATACCCCTATGACCGAAGCAGAAGTCGCAAAGGGTGAATGTGGTGGAAAAATCATACCTGACAACGCCAAGGCTCCGCCCCCGGGACATTTTATCTACGAATTCACCGACAACAAATATCATAAGAACGAAAAAGGCGAATACGTTTACCATTCTCCCGGATTCAAACCCGAACATTCCCATCCAGACAAATTGTGTCTGCCTTGTTGCTACAACAAATGGTCGTCGTATAATATGAAAAATCCGAGCGAACAACAGCGCCGTCGTGAACAATGTGGCCTAGTCGACCACGACATATTTACCGATGAAATTGACGCGGTCACGGGAGAACGTAAGAAGAAATTGGGACCCGACGGAAAACCGATTCAAGTAGCCACTAGCGAAGAACTAGAGGAAGAACCAGTTACGAAGAAGGGGAAAAAGAAACCCGGAGTCATCATCGAATCCGAACGTCATAAAAAGAAAATCAACGTCTTTGGAATAGAACGCATTCCGATTCCCCATTATAGATGGGGGTTTCTACCGCTTTCGATCGAACTTTTCCTTCATACCGATAACAGTAAATTCGTTGTAAAGAGTAATCCGGCTCTGATCCTCCCGCACAAACGCCCCCTCCTACGATACGGCGTCGAAACGTCCCAGCATCAATCGTTTGTGGCCGTTCTGGCCGACATATATAGCTATTTCCATAACACTCCCCTCCCTACCATTGCGGAAATGCGCGAGATAATGGCAAAATCGCTAACCATAGACGCTTTTATACGACTCCATAACGGTTCTCTATCCCGGATATTCCAACCTAGTCGCAAACAAAAGACGGTCGACGATATGACCGTCGAAAAATACGCCGAATCCGCGCTATATAAAAGCATCAATCTTACTGTTCCCGCGCAATACCACTTTTTACAAGATACGGTGGCGTCATTCGAGAATTTCCTGGCTTATTTGCGAGACGCGGATTCAATGATCGATCATACGTATTTGTGGGACATCGTCTCCGCTGCCGATTCGCCCCTCTTCAAAGGCGGTCTCAATATGATGATCCTCCGCATCTACGACAATGATTCCACCGACAATGTAGAACTGTTGTGTCCTACGACCGCTTATTCAAATAACATATATGTCAAGGGGCGCGGATCCATCTTACTCTTACTACATAACGATTTCTACGAACCGATTTATTTGTACGAAGATAAGGACAAGGAATACCCCCTACCTCCCGTGAAGATTTTTACGCAAAATGCGGGAACATTCGAATTGAAACAAATGCAGAAGATTTTCGATATGGTGATGGAGGTAGCCAATAAATCCTGTAAACCGATGACGAATCGTGTCAAATCGTACGAATACAAGGATAACATTTCGGCCGATACCCTCATTCAACTTATCCGTGAACAAGGATTCACCCTGCGGAGCCAAGTGCAAAATTATCGGGGGAAAACGGTCGGACTCCTCGTGGCCATTCGCCCAGACGACGATCGCCCTATTTTCCTACCGTGTTTTCCGTCGGCGCTCGTAGATGACGTTGAAAAAGTATGGATTGATACGGTCCCCTGGACCGACTATGTTCTCACGAGGGACAGGCTTAGCCAAATCAGCAATCGCAGCAATGGGTCCATACGATGCAAGCCTCTGGTCAAAGTCGTGGAGGACGGTCTCATTGTCGGATTGTTGACCGAAACGAATCAGTTTGTGTTTGTCGACCCCCCCGCAGAGAACTTGATCGAAGATGGAATTCCGGTACTAACTAGCGCGGATCGGTCATATTTACAATCTGACCAAATCATTGCCAGTAGTAGTGGAGTAGATGATGTTCGGGTCAATACCGTGCGAAACGTCGCGATGGAAACCCAATTTTATACGTCGTTCCGGACAATTATTCGCAATTTACTGAACGATTATTTGTATCGCGATGTGCGCCAACAGATCGTCGCTGTGTTAGAAGACTCTCAGTATTTGTACACGATCAAAGTGAAAAAGATCGAAGCATTGTTGATCGACCTTACCAAGGATTCCGTGCAATTTATCGACAATATCGAATCCAATGTTACCAAACAAGTGGGAACGGCAGCGGAGACCGCACCCCCAGAAAATACGTCGTCATTCTGCTTGACCAAAAAAGGGAAAATATGTATCCCGAAAAATAATATGGTGAGCGGATCGAGCAACGAAACCCTTTATTTTTTGCGGGCGTCCGACGAATTGGTACGCTACAAGCGCATCCAATTGTTTATGCTAGAACCCCGCAGGTATTTGAATATAACCAACGTCGATTTTAGCGTGAATGATGACGAAGTGTTGTTACTGGCGTCGATACTCACCGATACCTATTTTGACGAATTAGAACCGTTTAACAAGAACAAATATGTGAAAAATATTACGTACGAGAATGCCGAAATATTGAAAACCAATCCGTTCTACCAACATTATACCAATAAGACCTAATCCAATCTCCTCGGTAATGGAGGCATTAGCACATCAATCACATTTTCCATAATAATTATACATATAACCAAATCTAATGTAAAAAATAAAATTGTAAACGGGTTGTAAATAGCACCTGTTATAAATATTAATGATGCAGTTCCACATACAATTTCGAAAAACATTATTGTTATCATTATTTAAACAATAATTTTTATATTAATTTTATTTTATACCTTTGGTAAGGAAGGATCTTAAGGCTCAACCTTAAGCGCTGCAAGCGCTTGTATGAACCTAAAATTCCCTTAATTAAAACCCAATGTCATAAGCATCATCCCCACAATCCCCATTGTTTTCCTGCTTGATCGCTATCAAATTGTTATCAATGTACACCTTGGCCTTTCCACACAGATCCGTCGGATCTTGGAACCCAAACATCTTCTCCAATTCCTTGGTAGTGTCCTTTACTTCCGTCGCCTTGCCCTCAATGTCCCTCATCTTTTCAATGTCTAGCACCAGACTAAACGAATTTGTACCAATGAGTGAATGCTGTCCCAACATAACATTGGCGCTCACCCCTCGCGCATAATCCACCTCGGCAAACCTCGAAGCATTCAACAATACTTCGGTCTGGACCTCAAACGTCGCCTTCGAAATAGGACCAATATTATCGTTCAAAATCCCCGATCTAAAGATGGATACCATATCCTTTGTTCCAGTCATTCGGTCACATAGCAAACTCAAATGATGGTAATTAATATATACATCACTGAATTCCATCACTTCGAAAAATTCGTTGTAGATGATTTGACGAGCTGCTTCAATGCCCAATACGTCGAATATTTCCGCAATGTCGTTACTGTAAGTCCGGGAACCGTCGATGAAATCAAGCGCCATTACCTCCATCAGATTGGTACCGGTCGTATCCAAAATCCAGACGTCCTTTTGAACATATTTTCCCTCTTCTTTGAGCACATTGTTTTGCAGCTTTCGCGGAAGCACATTGCGAATACCCTCTACTCCACGCATCACAATGTTATTTAACAGGGTCTCTTGGAAATTGCGCAACATATAAATCTCGTCGGATTGATCCAGTGTATCAGCAATCCCCTTTTGCTTTTTGTTCTTGTTGAACACACTACTGTTCAGTCGAATTCGGAACACCAGATTTCCGGCATTGTAGTCCGAGTAAATGCACGATATGTCGTTTCCGTGACCATTGCTGATTGCGAAATGGACATCATCCATCGTAATATTCTTATCGAGAAGCGCTTCCGAATCCATCTCCATTCGCAAGATCCATTTGGATTTCTGAACCGTATTGTCAAACTCGGCTTCCATACACTCCTCCATTATCTCCTCGAATTCGTAATATTGCTCCATCAAGATCTTGTCATCAATGATCGTCGTATTGCGATCACTGGGGTCAAAACAGATTTGCAACGATTTGACAATGTCGACCAACTTGGTATGTTCCAACATTTTGGCATACTGTGCTGCACGATCTTTCTCGAGTTCGTCGATCGGCTTCAAATAGACAGTGAGTGACGGATTCTTCGGATTCTTCGTAAGACGGAGAATTTCCTCAATGCGGGGCACACCACGGGTCACGTTGGATTTACTAGCTACTCCTGATAAATGAAATGTCGTTTTCTTTTACAGTAATTCATCATCAGTCTATGAATCACACCTGTTCTTTCGATACAGGACGAGACTTTACCTTATGCCTCATCTGGTTGATTAGACCATCATTTGAGACCCACAATCATCAAGTCGTTGAACCTTCCCCATACTCTTATCATACACTTTCGTGTTAGAACCTAAGTTCATAGCGAGTTTAGGGGCTTGGCTGCGGATTGTCCAATCCCTTGCTTTTTTACCATTGGGTACAGCTATTAACTGTGTTCCCCTATCTAGTCGTTTCCAACAATAGGGTGGTAGCAAGGGCTCTAAGGAGTTCCCCGTCAATTTGGTTGTGTCGCCCAACAAGGAAACCTTAGTTTTCCCCTGCCAGACTAGCGAGTAGCACGCTTTTCACGCTCGCTGTTGCTGACCATTGATCAGCCATACAAGTTCCATTGTAAATATCAAAATTTCTAGTATCCTCAACTGTTAAATCGTACGCATAATTCGTTGTATTAGGAACTTCTTCAATCGAAACAATTTGATCAAATTGAAGATCTACCATATTATTATTACGGTCTTCCATAATCAATTCGCCATTCACAATATTTGGAATAGTCAAATCTTCCCTACTGTATTCCCATTTAAACACTTGCGTCAATAATTCTATACATTTTTGTTGTTTTTCCTCTACCTTAATGTTTAATAACTTTGCTAATTTTTGACTCTGTTTATTTGTAACAGATAATTCGTAACCTTGGTGAATATTCTCTGGCAATGTTCCTCTGTTGTTTGATTCCACTTTTCTTGGTTTATGCATCTTACTAATAATACCTAGATTTTTCATCATAATTTGCACATCAAGCAAAAGGTTATAAGATACTGATGACATAGAAATTCCAGAATATCTATATTTCTTTGTTTCGCATTCTTTTGTTGTATTATATCTAGAGATGCATCCGTCGCCACCAATGTACGCATCTAGAAAACCCATTATGCACTCTTTGTTCGAGAATACAATTTTCGGGGATACATATTTATTATGGCTAAGATTGCCACAAAGGTTCGACAAAATCCTACATAAGACGGTGCTGTAAATACGCACGTCCTGACTTGTCCATCCTTCCTGAATCTTGTTCTCGTGTTTGTATATTTTGGTTGTCAAGTTATGCTTATCACACCAACTGATAATTGGTTTCAAATATTCGCAGTCATTGTTTGCTATTGATACCTGATGTTTTGTCATACAACCTTCTGCTGCATACGCACCAATCAAGTAACCAAACTCGTAGTCCATAGGAATATTTTCAGGAATAGTATAATTGCAAATGCTATTCGTCTTCGTATAAACACATCCGTCTTTATAGAAATTCGTTTTTCTATCTGATTGGCGAGAGTTATCGCTTAAAACTAAATAGGCGCTATCGCTACGATTGTACGGCAATACAAATGTTTTTCCCGAATGATTTTTCCACCAATGATGTTCGTCCACTACCTTTCTTGCCTTTGCCAATTCACTACCATAAATATACTCGGTGGGAGGAAGAATTTCACGTAAGTTCAGTTCAAATTGTTCGGTATATTCCAAAGGCTTTCTTGACACTGGAAGATAATCTCCCACTTTTAAATCTTTTCCGTGAACCTGCTCAATCTTACCATCTACAAGTTGCAAGAATGACTTGGCCTTTGTGGCAATAATCTCGCGATTACCTTTGGTTGTTACTTTTAACATTGTATTCGTGCCATCCTCATTGACCACTGGATGCTGGGTAACAGCCTCAATGCGTCTCCATACTGTTTCACCAGCCTCATTTGCACAAGGAACCTCATAATATTCAGATAGCTCTGCATAAGTAGTGTCTTTGTCCGCCATATAATCAATCTTGGGAGACGTCTTAATATTGTCCTTTGTAAACTGCCCGATCTGAACTTTTTGAATTTCTTTCTTCGAATTCCTTACCATTAATGCAGTCTCAAATGTTACAGAGTTAAGCGTCAGCTGCGTAGTGGGCTCACCGAGTGATTGACCCGCAATGACCCCCACCATTTCACCCGGATGCACAATCGCCTGTTTGTACTTCAAGACCACCGTCTCCAATAACATAACCAGTGCTGCCCGATGGAACCGCTTGTTGATTAACAAATCTTTGGGTGTTAAATAGAAGTAATAGAGCGCTTCAAACAGGGGAGTAGGTTGAACATAATGCAACTTCTTCAGTTTGTCGAAATATTCTTCGATCAATGTAAATGCCTCGAACGGCGTGATATCAACCACCGAATTCGCATTCAACGACATTTGCCCTTGAATGTTGGCGATCAAGTGTTGGAATGCTACCGGCAATTTCACCGAGTTTTCGTTTTTATAGACAAATACGCCTGAAACGATATTTTCCTGTCGTTCAATGGTTTTTTCAATATAAAGCTTGCATTTAACTTTGGCTTCGACCGCCTGCTTTCGAATGCGGGTTTGGGTGCCCTTACTATAAACGTCCATTAGCGCAGTTTGCTGATCGTTGACCCCGACAATATCGTAATGAGAATAAATGTCTTCGATGCTCATTCCGACCAATGGAATGATCTGGTTCTCTACACGGATCGAATCGAACCCATCATCCCCGTAAGAGAATTGGACGATTTTCCCCATATTGTTTCGGACCGTCATATCATACTCGACGCGCAAATCTTCCAAACCCTTGATCAATCTTCGCTGGATATATCCAGTAGAACTTGTCTTACACGCAGTATCAATGAGACCGATACGACCACCCATTGCGTGGAAGAAGAGTTCGGGGGCAGTTAGACCGGAAATATACGAATTTTCGATGAAACCGCGCGCACCAGGACTGTCATCGAACTTGTTGAAATGGGGCAGAGTGCGACTATCGAACCCGTAGGGAATTCGTTTTCCGTCGACGTTGGTCTGGCCCAAACACGAAATCATCTGCGAAATGTTGATGAGGGTACCCTTGGACCCTGAATCCACAATCATCAAGAAACGATTGTCTTTGTTCAACGATTTGCGCCCAATCTTACCTGCCTCTTCGTTCGCCTTGTTCAGTTGCTTGTTGATACTGCTTTCGAATTCCGCCATATTGGTATTGGCCGTATTGTTTTCGAAGACGCCCAAATGCACCTTCTCGATGATCGTCTGGACCTCGTGCTTTTGCTTGGCAATTGCCTGGATAATGGCGTCTTGGGTTTTCTTGTTCGAAATCAAATCGCTGATTCCTACACTGAAGGAACTCGACTTCATATACTCGGTAATGACGTTTTGCAAATTATCAATGAAATCCGCGGACTGTAGGTTACCGAAATCGTTGCAGACACGGTGGATAATACCTTTTGTCGTGGATCCCAGAGTCGATTTTTCTATTTGTCCACGAATGAATTTTCCGTTGCGGATTTCTACGACATTGTTCGAGGTGCCGAAATCCTCACCCTCTTCGAACAATTTTGTCTTGTATTTTAGGGTGAGCGGGGGCATAATTTGGGAGAGAATGTCGAAACTGGTGAATTCCTTCTTGCCTTTGAGCGCCTCGGTATTTACATTGGGGTACATCATCAACAGGTTCATTGCGTCTCTAGGTGTGAATTTTATGTTGGGTCTTGTGAATCGGTAGGATCCCAGGAGCGAATCCTGATAAATACCGATGATTGGTGAGTTGGAAGAGGGACTCACCATTTGGTAGGGAATTGCTGCCAAATGTCTTAGTTCTGTTTCTGCGGCCACACTTTGTGCCATATGCATATTCATCTCATCTCCATCAAAATCCGCGTTGTATGGCTTAGTATCAGCCACGTTCATTCGAAAGGTATCTCCTACCTTCATTACTTTTACGATGTGTCCCATCATCGACATTCGGTGCAAACTGGGCTGTCTATTAAATAGCACACAATCTCCATCCATCATATGACGATGAACCACATCTCCGTCTTCGAGACGGATCGATCCACGATCCACGTATCGCAGCGAAATATTCTCACCGTTCTTGCGCTCCAAGATCTTCGCTCCCGGATACTCTTCTGGACCATTTTCGACCAACTTCTTCAAGAAATCGCGGTTGCGTTCGTTCACCACCATCGGTTTTGTAATGTTCATCGCAATCTTCCTAGGCACACCTAGCTGCCGAATCGACAAATTCGGATCACCAGTAATGACCGAACGCGCACTAAAATCGACACGCTTGCCCATCAGATTCCCGCGAATACGCCCACCCTTTCCGTTCAATCGCCCCATAATACACTGGAGGGGACGACCCGACCGCTGCGCCATTGGCACCGCCCCCTTGACCTTGTTATTCACAATCATCGCGATGAAATACTGAAGCACCGTCGTCTGCTGTTCGATCACATTCGGCGCGGCATTCTTCGCAATCTTTTCGGCCAAATCGCGGTTGGTTTTGATGATATTGCTATAAATATGGGTCAAGTCGTCTTCACTGCGTTGTTGGGCGTCGTGCTTTACCGAAGGACGAACCGCAGGAGGTGGAACAGGCAACACTTCACAGATCATCCAGTCCGGACGCGACCAGATCGGACTAAACCCCATAAACGTCACATCTTCGTCCGAAATACGCCGGAATATTTTCAAGACGATCTCAGGGGTAAGACGAATACTGATTTTGCGATTCTCTGCATCACCCTCAGTTTCCATATTTTCCCAGATGGCGAAGAGTGTCGAAAACCCCTCTAACTTTACCTTGTCTGGCTGCTTGCAGCCACAACCATCCTCTGTATTGTCACCACAACGCTTGATCTTCGAGCACATTTTCGACACATAATGCCACCTATCTTCCGCATTCTCTTTCAAAATATGTTGATGTTGGTTTTTGTTCAACAGCAATTTGCTGCATTTAAAACATACACATTCGCAAATCTTCATTATTTGTCGTATATGCTGGATGAAGAAGACCGGACGTGCCAATTCAATGTGACCAAAGTACCCGGGAGTATCGATGTAGGTCAGACCATCTGTGGGACAGATGAGACCGGGTTCCAATACCCCCATCCTCGGATCAAAGAGTCCCCCGATCACCGGTTTGTTATTTATATACGTGTCCCTCGACGTAATCTCAGCCACGCTGTTTTTACGTATCTCCTCGGGACTTAACATTGAAAATACCACCCCAATGATTCTGGAAGGAGTCTTCTGTTCATTGTTAAATCGTTGAGACGACATTATCAAATTACCTATAGTATAATGCTTATATTATTTATATCCTTTCGTCAATCAATTTTTTCGAAGCCCATAATTTTATAAATAAAAATAATATAAAAAATTATAGTTAAATAAGTACATATATTACAATGTTTTCTCCACTTCGTTCTCTCTCATATTCTGCTAGATCTTTGGGTAGAAATTTTGTTTCAGCGCCCCCTCCCATTACGGCCTTAAATGTATTCCAGAACAGCTGTTACCATAAGGTCAACTTTAAGATCAACGAGAACAGTTGTGCCAAGGAGGCAGTGACCCGTTTCACTGCGTTCAATGTTGGCTGCTTGGCTGTAGTCAATGATGTCGGATCGGTAGTGGGGGTATGCGCCGAGCGCGATTACATTAGCAAGGTCGCGGCCCTCGACAAAAATCCTTCGGACATAAAAGTCAAGGACATTTGCACGTACGGTCCTAAAGTGATTGTTGCGCGATCGAACGATTCGATCCATACGTGCATTCATAAGATGCTTTTCAAGGACATTCGTCATTTGATCATTATGGATGACAAGAACGAAGAGTGTGTTGGTATGCTATCGATCCGGGACTTGACGAAGGAGGTGATGAAGGATAACAAGGAATCGATTACACGGTTGACCGATTTCAATTTGGGCAAAGGTGCCTATTTCGGGTCAGAATAAGGGATGAAGCGGAACGTAGTGTAGCTTCAGACCAACTTTCAGGAACGAAATGGAAGAAAGTAAAAAAAACAAATTATTATTATTTTTACACAAAAATCTTACCCTATTACTCCTTCGGAGCTCGTTTACCACGCATCATTACCACTTCCTTCGTACCCACCCATCTTCACGTTCTCTCTCTCGTATCGCAACTTTTCCGCTGCAATGCGTTCATCCTCTCTGCGTTTGTCCGCTGCATCCTGTTGCTCCTTCTTGGTCGGACCAACATTCCCGTTTTTCAATCGGTTCAGCTGGCGCTGACTGTCAAAATAGGCGGTTTGTTTTTGTCGTTGCGCATTGGCTTCAAACCGGGCCTTTTCCCAAGACCGAATTCCGTGACTCCTGATCCCGACGGTTTCATACACCATCGAGTCCATACCTACCAGACCAACTACCTGTTCCTTGGCGCCAAAACGTTTATCCGCGAAGAATTCCACTTGTGCTGACATTGTTATTGATTACTTTGAATGATTGATATCACTTGGCAAATTGCAGAAATTTTATTCAATTTTTTATGTTAAAATTGAATAAAAACCATCTAAACGTATTTGGACTAGTTACTCAAAATGAAGTTCATACAAAACATCCTAAAAATATTTACGAAGAGAGAACCTCCCAAAATCTTGGGTAGGTGGAACATCGATTATTGCAATAAGAAAACAGATCAAAAGATTGATTTATCGAACGAAGATCACTGTGGACCTTGTGGACAGTATATCATTACAAAGAAACCAAAAAATAAAGGTCAACAGTAACAATTCAAAATACCTCCTTTCGCCGTATTTTCTTTTAACCATTTTTCCATATTTTCACTTTGGTAAACCATCCCATATCCGTTAAGTGATATACACCTTATCGTAGGTAAATTTGATGTATCTTCATTATCAAATAAATTGTAATTTGTACTTCCGATATATAATCCTTTGAGCGATACCATACATTCAAGATGTTTTACATTAAATTGATTATTACATAATACACCTCTGAATTCTAAATAGCGTATTTTACTCGCAATCTCTTTCCATATGTTGATATCTACTTGAAAATCAAACATTATATTTCGTTTAGGTCCTGGACACTGTCCAAAAGGAATTTGGAAAATGATGTTTTTAGTTGATACTATGTCAATCGATTGCAATAATTCATTGTTTATTATATTGGTAGTTACCATTAAATAGGGTTCTTCATTGTGATTGTTAATTGCCGAATAAACGTGTGAACCGTCATCGATTCCAAATAAAACCATTTCTTATTATGTTGGATAGGAAATATTATTTATATTATTAATCTTATTAAATTTATTAAGTTTATTGGTATGATTTCTATTCGTGACTTGATCAATGAAGTTTGTAATAATCATAAGGGATCGATGACGCGAATCACTGATTATAGTTTAGGCAAACTGGCATATTTCGGGTCAGAATAAATATTTGGTCGATGTATAAAAATATGATTATTATATATATTGATGCGATCGACACGTTCTACGAGACGTTTAAGGAAAATGGTAAAAGGGGGGGGGGAAATAACCAGAGGCGAAACTCATAGATTAATTGATGAGAAAATTATATCTTTATTAAAATTACCACCTATAACCGAGGGAATTGATACAGACAATACTATAGAAAGATATGTTTGGTCTGGTAATGGTAATATATTAGTTCTCGTTGCCAAATATACTTGTTATATATTTTTAAAAGTTAATGGTATTTATGAATATAAAAGTTTTGTTCAAGTAGATACTAATATCACCTTTTCTCCTGATGATAAATTTGTAGCTGTGGGTACATATTTGGTTCCGATGAATTAAACCAAAAATTAATATAATAATAATTTAAAAATTACGTTATCCTATTTGATATCATAATTAATGGTATACAAGAATCGCAAATTCTTGCAAAAAATTGATTCTAAAAACTAAATTATAAACTTAATTAAACAATAACCGGTATATACTTATAACTATGGCGATCAAAATGAAGTTCAACAATTCCGAGTCCAAGTTCAAGTCTTCCAAGGAGAAGAAGAATACTCTCAAGAAGAATCGCCCGGATAGCGATAGTGATTCTGAAGGATATGAATCAGAGGATTGCGAATCAGAAGATTATGAGACGATTACAGAAGAGGATACGGATACTGACGACGATGATGATGACGATTCGTCTTATCGCCCGCCGACCCGTAAAGGTAAGAATGCAAAGTCCGATAAAAAAGGGAAAAAAAAGGGGAAACGCGTCGTGGAATCCGAATCTGACGATGATGAATCATCTGAAGAAGATGACGATGAAGATGAGGATGATGAAGAGTTGGACAATCACGAACTCCAAAAGTTCCTGTCCAAGATGTTTCCGTCCAAGTATATTGACGAAAAGGTAGAAAAAAGTGCGAAGAAAAAGGCCGACAAGAAAAAAGCAGCTAAGGCTGATAAGAAGAAATCCGACAAGAAAAAAAAGGCGAAGAAAGTCGAAGAATCATCTTCGGACGAATCGGATTCCGACGAATCCTACGACCCCGAAGACCGCGGATTCGCGAATGCGGCAGAAGAACAAGAGGCGTATAACATCATCTTCGAATTGGACGGAGAACCCGACGACGATTGTGCCTACAACGAAGAAGAAGACGATTTTGAATGTAACAGCGAGGACGAACAGACTTTTATGAAAGAGTCTTACCAAAAGGTCGAACCAGTTGCTGCATCAGAAGAA